GTTGGCATCTTATGATCTAAATCACAGCGGGTAGTATATAAGGTTCTAAGTGTTTCAGCGGGTAGTATATAAGGTTCTAAGTGCTTCAGCGGGTAGTATATAAGGTTCTAAGTGCTTCAGCGGGTAGTATATAAGGTTCTAAGTGCTAGGTGCTATTCATAAACCTGAAATCTCGATAATAATGGTCGAACTCAGGGAGTCTAAGCAGCTTAGATCTTTTAGATCATTTACAACACTAGCACTCTTATGACTAAGCACTTGACTAAGCACTCTTATGACTAAGCACTTGACTAAGCACTTGACTAAGCACTTGACTAAGCATAGTGTGCCAGATTTATCACATAGTGGTACTATCTCTATGATTTAAATCACTATATGATTCAGGATACTCGACAAGAAAAAAATGCAACCACCTACTCTGTACTAGCTTAATGTATTACTTAATTATATAATTTAAAAAAGTTATATAATAGAAAAAAAGAAAATTACCAATATACAAACCTTTTCAACTCAGTTAATTAAGTAAGCAGCTAAGGGTTCCGACCATACCTCTATGATTCAATATTTTGCCGAGTTTTCTAAATCAAGGAACCCTAGCCCCATTAGAGCTAGGGTTCCCATCATGATTTAAATGTACTTGCCGATCTGCTTCCCATCCTTGAGAAGCACAAGAGCCGTGAGTCCTTCACGCTTTTCAGAACCGACAGAGACAACCTTCTGATTCAAAGAAAACTTGACCGAAGTACCTTTGGGTATCTCGTTCATGATTGCTTTCGCTGTCGCCCGAAGTTCATCCTTCACGCGATCAACAGAATCAGCCACTGTCGGCAGGGCAACCGTTGCCAGGGCATCCGGTTCCTTGTCCTCCGATTCCTTAACGACACCCACACCCATGATTCTCGACACATTGATATCGACCAATCCCGTATCGGTTCTGAGCATCCCATTCTCGATGGAACCCCATGCTCCGTCGATATTGACACGAAGACGACCAGCTGTGAGAGCAATGAGTTCATCATTGCTCAGCTTCTCAATGATTTTCCTTAGTGACATAATGTAGTTACTCCTATACTTCACTATTCAGTGTGACTGAGTAAGTAGTTCTCAGCCGGAAATAATTTAAATTCTACTGCAATTGAAATCGTGCGCTTGCTTCCAGTAAGCCACGTTTTGCGGTGAAATCCAATGCTGGTTGCACAGCAACCAGCGACAGGAAAGCCCAAAGCATGAAGTTTATTTTTAACAGTTTTAACTATGCTAGAACTGTTAGTCATCGTCGACGGAAAGTAGAACCATCCACGCTTACCGTCGCCGTTAAGCTCTAGCGACCATGGATGGGTAATCTCATGATTACCGAACTCATGCATCTCGCCATCTGCAATCTTACCATTGTCTAAAAGAATCATAACACTTACTCCCTTATATACGTAACACTTAGAATCTAAGCGCTGTTATCAACACTTAGAATCTAAGCGCTGTTATCAACACTTAGAATCTAAGCCTTGGGCACAGGCTCAGCGAAATCATCACTGTCAAGATCATGCATATACTTTTCGAAGGTATCCACCGTAGTCATAGCTACTGCAAATGGATAGTCGATCAGTAGACCATCAGTCTTAGCGGCTAAGACTTTATGCCTCATGTCTCTAAGAATCGTAAGTTCTGATGTTCTCACCAGGTGAACTGCAAATCTTTCCATCTCAAGCTCGGCATGATTCAAGTGACCATACCCTAGCCAGAAATGATCCGGATACACTCCCGTATTGTACTCAGTGAAGTATATATCCGCCGTAGCAATGTGCTTGCGAACACAGTCTATACATGAATACATCATAGTGCTACCTTTGTCCTCTTGCCATCTCAGCCACCCAACGATCATCCGAACTCCCATCGTACATGGAAGCGAGATTGTCAAGTGACTTACCATATTCAATTGATTCTGCTTTCGTCCGATCAGTGAAAACATGGTTGTCCTTGATAGCTACCCACATAGCCTTCAAGTCTCCAAGTAAGTCCACCTGAAATTGTTCACTGATCTTCGCACGTTGCTGAGCAAGCCGCATGGTGGGATAGGTCGGAACGAAGCTCTGATCTACCACCATCTGAACATTATCTTCCGACCAAGGCTTATCCTCACGTTGTTTCAACAACGTGATGTTTGAGACACCATTGCCACGACCACAGAACTGCTCGATGCCAGCCACAGTTTCCTCACCGACAGGTATGCCGGACACCCACTGATAGATGGCCAACTGAACAGCCCACTCCTTATGGAAATCCTCAAGGAACCAGCCGAGATTGTAAGACTCACCGCTTACTGGATCAATGTATGACTCGAAGTCTTTGTGAATCTTCCTAGTGATACTGGCCGCCGCAATTTGTGACCTCTCAAGGATAAGCAACTCAGGTGTAAGGCCATCGTAACAGATACGATAGCCCTTACGCGGTGAGAGTGGGCGCGTTGCCATGAAGCCATTGACCTTGAAGTCAAGAATTATGTGCTTTGAGACACCCTCAGGTGTCTCAAAAGTCAACACGAAATCAGGCTTGCCAAGCAAAGGCACACCACCGATAATCTTAGCCTCAGTTGTCTCAAGGCAGATGGACTGTGCTCTGATAGCACAACGAAGGACATTAGCCAATGCCCCACTGATCGCATATATTCCAAAGAGATATTCGCCGATGTCATGCAACTGCTTACAATTGTTCGGCCCTTGAAGCTGATCTTCATACAGCTTATCTAAATCATATTCAGCCTCAATAGCCTCAGGCGTATCGAGACAGTCGCCGCCCTTCGGACTGATGACACAAATACCATTGGTCAAAGCCCAGCTAGCAAGGAACGCTTTGATTCTTGCATCGAAAGCCGAGCCAACTGCCATCGGGATAGTCTGAGGGTCCTTCGGAGGACGGAAATCCGACAGGTACTTGAGGTAATACTCAGTCCTGTCTTTATTCCAACGACTATAGGCTGAGGGGGATATGTACTTAATTGTTCTCATAACGTAATTACTCCTTATCTGCAATTTCAGCTGAAATTGCAATCAGAACTTCTGCCATTGAGGTCATGATAGTGTGCATCTCTGTGAGTGCAATCCTGAAATCAACCTCCATAGATGCAACACGCTTGTCCAGCCAGCCGATGGCAGCAAGACCACATTCGCTAGTCGACTTAGCACTTAGAATCTCAGGTGCAAGTTTCTCTGCCTCCTTGAACAGACGTATTAAGCCCATTGGGTTGAAACTAACCTTCCCCGAATTGTACATATCGAAGAATGGTACAAGAATCAATGTGAGATTGATATCAGGATTCTGCTTCTGATCGTTATGCATCCAGTTAACGAACCTCGGAGCAAGATGCCGTCTATTGGTCTCCTGATTCAAGAAACCTTGAGGGAAGTTGTCTAGACTTACACCCTCTAATGCCTCATCTCTGCCCTTTTCGAGCTTACGTATCTGAATCTCAATCTCCCTAGCAAGGACTACTGAATCCTTGTCACTGAGGTCAGCATTGAAACGCTCCTTGACATCGTGAAAACGAGCAAGGAACTCAGCCCCAATACGATCACGCGTATCGTCAAGATCTATCTTGAAGGTCGCCTCCATCAAGATTCTAACCTTGTCATACTGTATCTGAAGCTGAGCCTGAACCTTAGACTCAGATACACCTTCAGGTATTGCTATTGTGCAAACATCTCCGTCTTTCATGCTTCAAACTTCTCCCCGACGATCGCTTTGACGATGCCGATGACATCGCTTTTCACACCAGCGATCTTATGTTGAAGGTTAAAGATTCGAGTTCCGACCGGCCCTTTGAATGTTTTCATCAGGTCGAATGCATCCGAGGCAACGCCAATGTGACACAGAATCTCTTGGAACTGCATACTGACTTCCTTGAGTTCCGCAATCTCTTCTGCCGATGTATTGGCATTGTTCCACTTCTTCTGATCGGCAAGGATTTCAATGACAACACCAATACTAAGGGAATTGACAATCGCCCCTGAGTCGATGTGCGTAACGAGTTCAGGATACTCCTGCATCAGGTTCAGGGCAATCTTGTCCCAACTCAGAGGGTCGGGGTACTGGTTGAGAAGCTCTGACTTCTCACCCTTGACAGGTGTAACCCAAACGCACTTGCCTTGAGGATGCACGAAATCAATGATGAAGTGCGTCACCTTCTCGTCAATCTTTATCTTCGAGAAACACACAAGACCTTTGGCCTTGGTTGTCATGAAACGGCCGCCAAGCTCCCTTGCCCTGATGGCACGGAAAACATAGCATTTCTTTTCTTCGTTGTGATCCACGGTAATAGACTGAACAACCTTTTGATATGTCGGTGACATACTTTTCTTCGTCTTCGGACTGACCCGAACTTCACGAAGAATGATTTCGCCTTGCGAGGTTGTCATAGATGCTAAGTCTAACATGATATGCTCCATAAACGTAGTTTAAACTCTAGCTGGTCCAGCTTGGACCAGCTAACTCTTAGAATCTTAGTGCTTATTCAACTGGTTCAAAAACTACATAGGCAATGTCTCCTAGTATGTCGATCGTTAGAATCTTGTGTCTGTTCTTACCGAACTGAATAAGCACACCCTCTGACCAAAAACTGACCACATGCTTACTGAAGGTAAGTCCAAACGGCTTCTTAAAGGCTTCGACATTCCTCCTTACTACTTTCGCCCTCTCAGCCTCAATGTGTCTTGCCAACTCAAGAATCGTTTCATGTGGGATAGAGGCCGCACTGTGTCCACAGGCTATCTCAATGTAGACATCGTCCTGATGGATTTTGAACATGACATGTTCGAGTTTGATTTCTATGTTCATAATCAATGGTCCTCCTTGCTTTCCGTCCTCGCTCTGTTCTCACAGATTCCAGCCCTGACACCACTACCGTGTTCCCTCCAATACTTAGCAAGCTCAGCCGTCGACTTTTGATTCTCATAATCAATGGAAGATATGGCTACACCTACCACTTCACCACTTTCACCCAGAAAGCGGGCAGGTATTGACTTGCCGCCTGACTCCAACATCATATCTATCCGCCCACGACCACAAATGAGTTGATGCTTTGGAGGTGCACGATTTATCAAAATTGGTTCTATGTCCATGATTACCACCTAACCCTATCAAGTTCCATTTGAACTTTACGAGCTATCTGCCGTTCACGAGCACGAGTATCGTCGGGTAATTCAACTTGAACAACACGACTCTCAGGATAGTTCTCGCGGAATTTATCCCAAGCCTCTTCATGAGAATCAGCAGTGAGATCGGCTCCGAACTCGTCACCTAGTTCGTCAAGCATAACTGCATGAAACTTACTCATAGCTTACCTCATTGATACTAACAGTCTTGACTGTATTCCACTGGTCAATAATCTTTACCCTAGTCGACCCACGTATCATAGGCGTAAAGATATCCATTGGATTAACTGCAACATAGATTTCTCCAATTAGAGTAACAGGTATTGGCTCAACGTTCTCGATCTTTTTTCTCCAAGGGTTCGACTTCGGCCACGGTTTCTTCTCCAAGGACAATGAGCTTAGCCAAGCTATGATACTTGGCACATCCTCATATGTGATACTGATGAAATCATCATACTCACCATCAATATTCTCATGTTCAATATTGATAAAGTCATGCTCATTGTCCTCGAATGAATTATCACTTAATGATATCTTACTCATAACAGAACTCAGGCATTGGACACCACTCGTTTATGCCTTCAATAATTTTACCAGGTTCGAGAACATATATATGATCTACACACTTGACGAGAACAACAACGTCACTGGGACGGGTGTTCGCCGGACGCCACCCAGTCTCAATGGCAGGGTTGACATCACAGCAGATGCAAAGAATCATATTTTGTGTAATATTCTTATCGTCCCTAAGTGTAGCCCAATCACCTATGTCATTGACATACTCAAGGCCTTCGTTAGGTGCATAGGACATAAGCATTTCTCTCTCTTTCTGAGTGAGGAACAGCCATGCACGTTGGTTCACTTTCAAGTCATGAAACATCTTGAGATTCATATCATCTACTCCTATAGACTTTGATCTTGAACGTACCATCTACGTTCTTAGTGATAATCATAGTTGTGAAATCTTTGTTGGCAAGCTCAACAACCTTATCTCCTAGTTTCTCTTGCTTCACTTTAACTTCATCACTGGTAAGCATAGACTTCCATGCAACTGATGACAGTGTTACCAGTAACATTGTCATCAGCATTATAAAAGTCTTACGAGTCATCAGACCTATCCCCTCATGAAGTATTCGACATACTCTTCGTCGGTGAATTCGCGGATTCGGCTAAATGAAAGTCTCTCAAATGTACCATCGGGCAACTGAAGCAATGCCTCAGTGTAATTGCCAGCACCGTTCTCGAATTCCTCGAAATCTTGCATGACACTGACGAAATTGGCATGTGGCAAGCCTGATGTCCAACCAACAGTCTTGTTCTGCCGAATCTTGACCAAAGACCGAGTATACTTGACATGAGTAGATAAGACTATAATGGTAATATTGCCATCAGCATTCACCACAATGGCATTGCCACTAGGTCTAATGTGCAACACAGTGAACACTTCACCGTTGGAAATTATCTTGTCTCGCAACATACTAGGCTCCTTATTTCTTTGAGTGCAGACGCTTCATCTGAAACACCTGATATAAAACTATTGAGCTCTTTTGCTTTCTTGAATGATATGTCTCCACGCTTCTTAACTCGTTTTGATAATTCTCTTGACTTGACAGGCTTGAGACTGACACTTAGAACCTGAAAGTCATGTTTCAATGATTTAATTGCACTGGACATCCATCGCCCTGTACCACTGTGCTCGATGATAAATACTGGCTTGTTATTCTTTTCTGCCGACAATACTTCTGCCACAAGTTCAGATTGCATGCCCCTTATCTTGTCCCAGAATTCGTCCCAATCCATCTTGCCATCAACTAGGATTCCAAATCTAATATAGAAATCCTTAGCGATGTCCCAGCTTCCAAAGAGGCTAGGGTCTAATTGCTTAATCAAATGAGACTTGCCACTACATATAGGTCCGGTGAGTGATACTATAATCATGATACTCCTTTGTTGATAAGACCTGGGGCTAGACAGTTAGCCCCAGGTGTAGTTATTCAATGCAGTCAACATACCTAACCAAACCCTCCTTGCGCCTGCAGAGGGCGCGGGAGTTCCCGCGGCCTTTGTCGAGTTGCGATACCGTCCACTACAGACGGTATTAGGCTCACCCAGACCCGCTGAGGTATCTCAACTGGGTCAGGCGGCAAGTAAAGCATGTCATCCATGCAAGTACGATCAATTGTATAGATACTTAAAATCATTGAATCCTTACGATAAGAAGGTCTCTCCATACTTGATGTGTCCCAAGGAGTCCCATTGTTCTGACGGCATGTCCATCGTGAGGACCAATACTCCTAAGGATGTCCTCTTCCTCATAGACCGGCATCTCAACTATGTCAATATGTACACTCATAACCTCATACTCACGCTTTTCGGGTTCGAGTTTAAGAAATAGTTTCATAATTTCTCCCTAATAATAGGATTACTGCTATAATAAGTGCAACAGCCATGATAAGTGAATTAGGCATCAGATTTTCGGTTCAGCTTTCATTAGGTCTACCCCTATAGTAACGGGCTTCCTTAGGAACTCCATCGCGTGAGAGTTCCCGATATTTGAATGTCACGCGCATACCTCTTGGAAAATCTTTTGCCTCAATGAACTCAGGGCACTCGGTCTCAGGGAAAGCACAAGCCCAAGACTCAACAGTCTTAAATCTTTGACCGAACCCACCGTCGATTAAAACATTTTTAATGAATTGAAGCTCCCGCTCGGCATGGGTGAACCCACTAAGCTCAAGAACCTTACCGTTGTCAAGTCTAAGAATCAATGCTCCCATCTTGCCAAGAAGCTTTGATCCCTTATCTGTTTCCCTTCCAGTCACATACCCGATGACTGTCCCCTCCATATCCTCTGATGGTTTCATCTTAAGTAGATAGTTGACACGATAAGGTATCCATTTGTAGTCAGGTTGAATGAGTATAGCTCCCTCACCCTTATTATCTAGTACAGCATGATAGAAATGATTTGCTGTATCAATAGCATCACTATTCTTATAAGGCAAAGGTGTCTGCCTTATGGGTTGGAAAACTTCGTTCTCATACTTACGCATGAAAGGATAGGCATACCGTATAGGTGAGCCGTCTCCGAAATGATTAAACAATTGATCTGTATCAAAGGCTCCCTCATTCTCCATGATATTGATCCGCGTTCTAATCCAAGCAGGGATGCCCTTGAATGTCTTCTTATAGTTCGTTGTGTTAATTATGCCATTCTCGAAGATGACATCATACGAAAGAAGCCCAATAGCTTTGAAGGACACTTTGCCCCAATCGAAATCATCAGGTACATGCTGTTTGATGATTGAAGATAGCTCTTGAAACTGCTTACGCCCCATCCACAATTCACCGTCGCATGGGAACGGAGGAAGTTTAGCTAACCACCATCTCGGAGGAAATAATACATTACCATACTGAGTCCATAGACCTGTTGCTCTCTGTCTATCTACAAATCTTTCATCCCCAATCATATTGGCCCAAGGAACTAGATTCTTCCAAAGACCAAAGCTGACTCCACCATCCCATATAGCGCGAACACCATCCAGCTTCTCAGAAATCCAATTACCACCAATACTGGACTTCTCAGTATAGTTCTTAGCTTTCATTACGAATTCGCGTTTCATTTCGTATACCCTTCTTTCCGCTCGGCGCTACGAAGTTCATAGTTAATCTTCTTACCACTGGCGATAGGCTGAACCCTATATGAGTAAGTCCTAGCCCCATACTTACTGACCAATGATTTAATGTGGATGACTTCATCTGTCAATGTCGCATAGATGAACAATGCACCCTTTACAACCCTAAAGACTTGTTCATAGGGCACGACAGCCGCATTCACTCCTTTGAGCATGTCAGGACAGTTCGGTCCTTTCAGCCAAGCCATGATGATAGCCTTACTGATTCCACGACCACAGATGTAAAGCGAATGCTTTTTAGCCTCAGTCATTGTACCAAGGCCACTGACTATCGCTTCAGTTATTTGGTCAACTTGATAGACACCTTCTGAACAGTATATGAGGATATTCATAGTTACATCTCAGAATTGATATTGACTACTACTGTGAGTTCATGCTGTTGATCATAACGCAACTCAAGGATTCTTGGAAGTGATTTAGAATCACGAACCGAACACGGCTTACCGTTCCATTGAGACGATATGTCCCTTATGATAAAATCTTTGCCGCCATTCCAAGCCGCAAGAACTTCTGCCTTATTCTTGTAATCTTTTCCATATGCAGGTACGAGTGACATAATCACTTACTCCTCTTCACCATATTCATTATCATCAGCTTCCAACCACTTCTCGAAACAGTCTTGATCGCAGAACGGAAATCCCGATGCGTGATCATAGACATATGGTGTTCCGACAAGTATGAGACACTCACATTGAGTGCACGTCTTATGCTCCTTTGCGATATCATGCGGCATGTGTTGGAATCCTTTTTCTACTTATATGTGCCATTAGATAGTCCATATTCCTATCACGCATACGAGTTAGGATATTACGAACTGTTGACCAAGAACACCCAACAACAGATGCTATCTGCTTGAGTGTATATCCATCTGCTTTCATAGTCACGCAGGTGACATCTCGTTCATCCTTACATACAATAGCTAGAAGTTCACGAACTTCCTCTTCCGATTCCAAATCATTGAATGTTTGAACTTGATACTCAGCCTTAGAGTCTAAGACCTCAGAGACACTTAGAGACTGCCACTCGAACATTCTCGGTGATAGGGAATCATTCTCTTGAGCCTTCTTGTATGCTCCCTTTGAAGCACGAACTACATGATCCCGTTGTATAAAGCGATACACCCTATTCCGCATGATAACATACAGATAGGGTGTGATGTTTTCGTTCTCAAGTTTCTCTTCCGCTTCTTCAATACCCATAACTAATCCAAAGTACGCTTCGGATAACATGTCGTCAAACGGATGAGAACAGTATGTACCATAGATACGATATGCAATGATCTTTGCAAGTGGCATGTGTAATTCAATTAAATCAATCTTCTCCCTAGGTACGATGGTATGGTCCAGAATCTTTCCCGCTAGTCGAGCTATCTCTGCTACTGTTTCTTCATCTTCCCAGCTTGCCATCTCTAAGTCCTTTTGATATTGATTCCAAATCCGAACTGCCTGAATGATTTGATCTCTTATGTTTTGAAACCGGAACGTAAACCCTTACCTTATACTATAGTGCGAAAAACGTAAAATACAAGCAGGTTTTTGCATTATTATCAAAAATAATTCCTAACCATGATTTGATTTGGAATCATAAACACCCAAAACCTGTTGGCTCTATTCGATGTAAGATATAATACTTCTTTACTTCCATAGTTATTTCTTCAACAGAATAAATCTTTCCTATTGGGTCATACACCTTCCCGTCTATGTCAAAGGCAATACAATGACCCACACCACATGACTCACCCGTGATCAGACCACGCATACCTATACACATATGATTCAGCCTATAGGTGGCATATGGATATGTGTATATTGGACGCGGCTTAGATTCAGGATCACTTGTAATGAATGGGTAAGCTGTAAGAGTAACTAGATAATGATTAAGTACGTAACATACGTCAATGATTTCCTCCATGTGTATGCTTCTGAACTGGCGGTGGTCATCGAACTGGGGCCACATTATTTCCATTCCGTCGTGCCCTATCATACCAGCTAATATATCAGGCTCTATGCCTAACATCATAGATGCACTATACAGAACGCACTGAGGTTTGGGTGCTTTAAGGAGCTTCATGGTAATCACCTACAGGAGTATCACCTGTTGATTTCTGTAGCGTTCGCATCTCTACTGCATTCCCCTCATTTCTTGCGGCATCAATACCGTACCACATCCCATTAGAGACACCTAAATCAATATAGACGACAGTTTTCTTGGCTACAGTACGCCATGCCAAACCTGCCTTAATACCAAGTTCCCTTTCCTCAAGGATATCGTCATTAAGGACACCCTCTTGAGTGTACAGCAAGTGACTTGCCATAGGTGACTCACCTCTGAGTAAGCAGTCACGAACACAAGCACGGGCATATTTGACGTTAGCTTCAACGTCCCCAGCATATGGGCTTTCAAGGATTACTAAAATCATATACATACCCTCTTAGTAAGTAAGAACCATAGTCTCTTGAAGAAGCCCATGCTTCTTATACTCATAATATCCAAGTTCAAAGTAATAATATTCTCTGCTTGTTTAACCATTATTTGGTTTTGATTTCTAAATGCCTCGAAAGGTAGTCCAAGTATCTTTTGTGCATCTTTGCACATACCTAAGCATACATAGCCACCATCGCTCGATACGAATTCTTCTAATTCAACTAACTCTATAGCAGTTGTCGCTTCCTCGAAGAGTATATCCCCAAAATGATCCATCTTTTTGTTATAATATTCTGGTTGTATTGTGTAGCTCATGCTATTAGGATTTGAAATCTTAATAAAACCATCTTTGTGTTCAACGTCGATAAATGTGATGCCTGTGACAACTCGCTTTTTCATGATTTACCTCTGCAATCAGAACACCCAGAACATTTAATCCCATTAGGTAGAACCCTGTAGCCTGAGCAAAGAACTTCCTTAGAATCATCAGCTACCTGCTTAATGAGTTCCCTTAGTGCCTTAGACCCTTTAACTACAGTATACCCTTCTCTTTGTAAGATTTCTGTGACCTCATTCATGATTCACTCCGGTATCTCACAGACTCAAAGGTAACTCCAGCGGCCAAGCAGGAAACAATCCCAGCCGCTTCGAGATAGTTCTCGACATATAAAATCCTATTATCATGATAAGATAAGACAGTTCTATTTTCCCTAACTGCTATTATCGGAATCCCTGCTTCCAAACAAGCTATGTGCGGACGTCCCACACAACCTGTTGGCGTTATCAGTGCCGACACAGTGGCCCTGCCCATACCACCCCCGAAAAGAAGCACACGTGGGGCACGATGCAGGCCTTTGAGTATACAATGAATATAACAGCTTGAACACACCTCAGCCGCCTTGCGGGGATCAACAACCTCGTTATACAGGATTGTGAATAGCTTTTTATTTGCTTTTGTAGACATAGATTCAATGGGTGCATGGGCCACAGGTTTGTCAAGTTGTGAGGCTATGTCACGCGATACTATTGCCTCAATTCCACCCCATGGATTTGTTGAATTTATTGGACTGCGGAAATATGCTAGTGCAGCATTCTCTGAAACTTGAATTGGGGATGCCACAGCCAATGCATCAAACGAATAAGGACGAACCTGCTCACATAATGAAGTGATTCCACTGGCTTCCCCAGTAGCTACCCCATCTTCAACCCATCCAGTCATCACCAATGGTTCATTCAGTACAACTATATCATAATTTCCACCGATGGTAGCTCTGGCGGCGTTGATCGCATTCTCCGTCTCTGGCTTGAGCGGCGGATTCACAGCCACCAGCACCCTGTTTGATTGAATCTCTTGCAGTTCAATTCCTCCCTCAAGGAATCGGTCAAGTAGACTGCCTTCCACATATAGTGCATTTTCCGGCATCTCATTGATGTCACTGGCATTGACAACATTTGGATGTAAAATCAATTTATCACAGCATTGAGCAATCAGCTTTGCGGCAGGAGTAGCATCTCCTGCATGACCACCAATAGTGCATCCTAGACCTGTCGGAATGATAAAAGCAATATTCATTTCCTGAATACCTCTACTTCTTGGACAATAATACCGTGAAAAGTTTTGATAGCGAAATCTTTAATCATTTGGGAATTGAAATCATCACAGGAAAAGATGTTTATGTAAACATTATGTAGAACATCGAGAGTATGTATTGTAATATTGCTTACAAGAAGAAATTGAACAGCACTACACCCCTTCCACCTATCGTCGGCGGCTTCATACTCCGTGGGCCTACCAGCATAATCCCAGAAATGAAGGTCAGCGACATCAACACCAAGTTTCTTGCAAAGTGTAACAAGGAATGCCTCGATCTTCTCCCTGTTGTCATAAGTAGTTGGGTCACAGGCATGAAGATCCAGTATCAACTCTTTTCCATATGTATTCATTTGATTCCAGTGCCCTTATTGGATGCCTCGATAATGGCCATCAATTCTTCATAGGTCATGCGGCCTTGTCGTTCTTGACAGATAGGGTCGTTGCAAGTACAATGAGGCTTGCTTTGCTTTCCATGACAGCGATGTTCCCAATGCCCACGCACATCACAACCACCACATATATGTGTGAGTTTACTCACTGCTTATCTCCTCGTTCTTTGCTAACTTGCACAGCAGAGAACGATCGGTCTCCGCGTCCAGTCGGCTGTACGGTCATGTGATCAAACCCCATTCGACGGCCAAGTTCGGCCCATGCGTCGTTCGCGTTCTCCTGCGGAGATCGTGACGGACGGCCACCGAAAACCATGTACGGGACCGGCTTGCACGCCTCCATAATCTTGTCCAAGTCCTCTTGCGTCATCTCGTACTCTTTGCGTTCCATAGCTTTTCCCTTTCGCTTCGGATGCCCGGCGTTGTCATCATCTTAAGTATTTGAGAAATCCAGACCATACGCGACTAGTGCAATCCCTACAGCTGGATACAGGCCAAATGCATGTATAGTAATGATGATTCCAATCAACCATATCATGCGCCCTATATTTATCATGTTTGATTTTTTTGTCATTAGGTGATGTCCATTATGCTCGCTTTTTGAAGCGCTTTGATTAGATTTTCCGAGTTTACAATGCAAAGAATTGAGTGTTCATTGTCAGCACTGTCTACCAATAAATGTACCATCTTACGACGCAACCCTTTATCATTAGGTGACACTTGTATACTTGCATTTGACCCATTAGCAGGCGTCGTTGCTTCGACAGTTGTGCTAGTTAGCATTGTCTTGTTTCTTCATGTGGCAATCCTGCACGGCCTTACCGCTACCGCAGGGACAGAGTTGACCATTGATCATTCGGGTACTGCCAGTCTCACGAAGTTGCTCACGTTGCATGGCAAACAAATTTGACTCTTGGACAGTTATATGCTGTGCCAGAAAATCAAGCATTTCATTGGACGGTCTTATGTCACCTGTTTCACAATTCATGATTTCTCCTTAGCGTCTTAGATAGTTGACTCGGCATTAGCATTATCTTCCTACAAGTGAAAGCAGTCTTGCTGAGTTAGGATTACTTCTAATGGGTGAGTGATCCGACATACTATGATTAACAATATAATGTAACTCCTGTAGGATTTCTCTTTCCTTTTCAGTCCACCTACCATTCTGAATCATATATGCTGGGCAATCTACCCGAGTATGTCCATGTATTCCACACCACCCACATTTCATAAGTCTACCTCCTGGACACCCACCAATAGCGACGGTGGAATCTCAATACTTTTCGAGGCAATGTTGATTAAATCACTTGAGATATTACAGGCAAGAATGACTACTTCAATGCCCCTCTCAACCAGCAGTTCAACAAGTGGTGCGAAATCACCATCTGCAGAACCCAATACAACCATGTCAAGTCTCTCTGATGCTCTGATAATATCTACAGCAATACCGACATCCCAATCTGCCTTAGCTGTCTGCCCACCCTCAGGATTTTCATAAATTTTGACATCCTTGTACTTTGCTCGGAATCCTATGTGTTGCAGAGCACAGATGAACTTCTGTGCCTGTTTCCCATGTTGAGCACCATATGCTACAGCGGTAGTGATTTCGCCCAAGTCAGCAACAAAGTCCCAAAAGGCTTTGTAATCGAGCTTCCTACTGTCATACTTTGTCTGTAGCGTGTAGTACAGATTAGACACGTCCATGAAAAGACCAATTCGTTTCATCAGCCAATACCTTTTGATGATTGCATTACATTGTAGTACATGAAATAATTGTAATGTCTAAATAATAGTTCATACTCTGCCTCTGTCCCAGCAGTTAGAACCCATATTCCAGCACCATTGGCACAGAATTTAGGGAACTCTTCAAGCTGAGCCTTAGTGAATTTCCCCTTTGTAGGGTGTTTCACTTCAACCCATCTTTGGCCATGTGTACTATGTGTACAATATAAATCAGGGATACCCCATTGGAATTTATTGCCATGCATATTCTTGACAAACCAACCCTTAGCACGCATCATACCGGCAATGGCATTTTGAATTACATTCTCATACTCATTGACTGAGCGTGGTGCTGGTCTCATTGCATCCATTATTTATGCATCTGCATGTCGCCAATCGTTTTGAGCTTCTTATGATTCAAGATCATACGATGTAGTTTACCACGTACAAATATATCCGGCCTGTTACGCGACACAATCATACTCTGTACTTCATTACGAAGCGTAAAGTATTTTTCAACATCAGGTGGTAGTACCTCACCGCTATTGCGCCACTTTGCATAATTTTCCCAGGCAATGGAAGTTTGATAAGTCTTATATTGTATGAATTTATTGATACTTGCAACAACTGCTATAAGCCATGCATTGACCACATTTAGCTGTAAATCACTGACAGCATATACCCATCCTTCAAATAGGATAGGTCGTTGGCTCTCATTGATTTTAATCTCAGAATAGAAATCCCTAAGAGTTTCAAGATCACCTAGTATCTCAGCAACTACTTTTTGTCTGTCCATTGTACTTTCCCTATATGCTCACAAGTTGAAAGGTCAGCTACGAGTTCGTGTCGTTCTTTCCGAGAGTAATTTGGTACTCCGAGATTCTTAGCCATCTCGCGTAACCTAGTGGTAGTCATATCATTATATTTGATAGTAGGGTGTGTCTGTACCCAATTCTTCAAAGCTACTAAGTCAATATTACTGACTGCATCCCCTAGTTTTTCTAAATCATCTTCGGATGAAAATATATGTAGTGATTCGAATTGATCTGAATCAACGACCCGAAGAAAGGCACGTAGCTTCAAAGTTGCTTGCCTTATTGCCTCCTTTAGCTTATCTAGTGCCAAGCATGTATTACCTAAGTTAGTGAATCTTATCTCTTTTGACATGTCATGAATCCTATTTCTCTGCCCATGAGCTTAGACCATTCTTCCACTTCATCTTCACTAATGGGATTGCTTTTTTCAGTCCTTCATTATAAGCATCTACAGTCTGATGAACTGCATCTGCAAGCATTACTACTTCTTCGCTCATTGATTCATATGATGATTCTTTCAGATACTCTTTATACTTAGTTAAGTATTCTTGATACTTTATCTTCATCATATTGGTTATTACTTCATCATGTGCATTGAACGGTTGCACAAACCAAGGATGTATTCCGTAGGGCTGTAAGTCCCATACCTTTACTTGGCATCCTTTTGTTGTTTCTCCACCTGGGGATTGGATAAGATGGTTGCCAGCGGCACGCATAATTGCGCCTTGAAGTCCGAAAGCGGCCCCGAATAGCGAAGAGCGTAATGCACCACACGCTGTTTGAATGCCTCTGTCATCGCGTCTAATGACCTTTGTCTTGAAACTTTTCCAGTCTTTCGGTGGTTCCTCTCCAAGTCTGAACAACGCTTCAACAACCTTGTTTTCCAAAGTAAAGAAACGTTTAAACCCGAAAATAGACTCAATGTAGTCAGCTGGTTCGGAGAACTCAACCTTAGAACCAATACCTCCGGGCTGAGAAAGAGTACAGAACATTTTGATGATTCTAGCACGCTCTCTAGCGAAATCGGGAAATCTTCGCATGATCTTTTCATATGCTATCCTTGACTGTTCCTCAGGGATACCTACCCTAGTATGAAGGGTGTAGTCATTACCGAAGTAATAGATAGCGAACACACCGTTCTTGGATCTGAAATACTTATCTGCTTCACCTTCTAAATCTTTCGTAGCAAGTATTTCATCATAACTTAAGGATGGAAAGAAGAATTCGCTTCCGAAGACACCGTGAAGCTTAAATCCACTGAGTATGATTCTTCTGATGTTTGGGTCATGATATACTTTATCTGCAATTGCGACTTCTTGTCCATCATAATCTCCACCGCCAAGTTCTTCTCCGTCCCAAGCGAAAAGGAAACACTTTCTGACGTCCTTGGCTCGCTTGATTCCTTGCGGGTTGAGCCCGTCGCTACCAGCCATACGTGAAGACTTAGTGCCAATAACAACAAAACTTGCATGGAACCGTCCAGCGTCACAAAGTTTCTGAAAGACCTCCACTTCTTTTTTAGCAGTTCTTGCATCGAGAATCTCCGTTGCCCTAATGGCGGCTTTATGTTTTACTTCGGTAGGTACTAGTCCTTCTTGATTGCAGTCATCACAACCGAAACCAGTACACTTGGGACATACATCAGTTAATTTCCATCTTGATATTGATTCAAGTATTAACTTCTTTGTTGACTTAGCAATCGTCATCTTCTCAGTATCATCCATGACTTCTATAAGATAACGCTTACAATCATTGCTCGTATTTGGATTGAATGATTTACGTAACTCAGTATACCTGTCTTTTTGTTTCTGCATCTGTGCGGTTGTAGCTTCCATGTCTAATTTATAGCCACGCCAACGTGAAGTACCTACAGCATATGCAAGAATACTATCGTTGTCATCTATCTCAGGGTCGCCGAAGAAGTGATACAGACCACGAGTATCGACGACATCATCAGACCCATACTCTCTAGCTGGCTTATAATAGCCCCAATGATCTATATGATGTTGGATAACATCAGGCCACTTGCCCATCCAATTCCCAGGTTTTGGTTGGTATTTAAATCCTTTCTTAGTCCTGAGAGGCGCTGTTGCAAAAGGAGCATAACCCAATTCAACAGGTCTCCATCTCTTATCTACTTCTACCTGTGAATACAGATACCTACTATTAGGTTCACGTACACCAGTGTCAACCGCAAGAGCCTTAAGTGCCGATGAAGGTGCAAACTTTAATATGACATCACGGAACTCAGGTATGTTCTCACCTAAATCATTCTTAACAGGTACTACTTGCCAACGTCTAGTTGGGTCTGCGAACCTAGCGAAGTAGATATCTTTAAGCGGGATTCTTTTAGTGAGTTCATCTGCTAATTTGCTGGCCAGCATTACAGGTACGCGTCTAATGCGTATGGGCTTCCTATTCATAGTAGATTGATATGGGCCTTTGCGAGCGTGAAGCATTAAATCAAAGCAACCCTTAGGCTTTAGACACGGGCCATCACGAGCCTCAGACTCAAGCACAGCATATTCATCTATATGATCTACTGGATATTTGTCATATCCGATCTGTTTACCGAGTAATAGTAAGGTAGTATATTGTTGACAGATATGAAACCAGTCAAATGCTCCGTTAAAGGTACATAAGTCGCCTTCAACAAACATACGAATGATTTCTATTGTGTCTTCAATGGGGTTTAACCATACGTCATGTAGGTCAATAGGCCCATCATTGACAGCGTACTGCATTAGGACTATAGGTCCGTGCAATCCGCAAGTTTCTGTATCAAGATATATCATGTGCTAGATCAATAGCCTCTCGCGCTAACTTCTGCATTTCACATATTTGTACTTGCATATCACTAATAGAATTTCCAGTGTATACCCTCCTACAACTTGTAATTTGATTCAACTTGATGAACAATTTACCCTTTGGGGTTTCACTGGCCTCTGCAACGGTCAGAGCGGCGAGTCGTGGTTGGTATGGGATGTATTCACCATCTGTATGCTTACGAGCAACGAATGGTGGTGGTGTTATATCATGGAACTCATCACCACGCTTCCAAATTCTACCCCTTATACCACCAGGTTTTCCCATGCTTGTAAGCATTTCCTCAGTTGCAAGTCCAACATATTGATATTTAAAAGGACGACCAAATGTCGGATTGCAAACACCGATCTCACCTATGACTCTTAGTGCATCAGCCGGTGATGTTGCCTCGATCATATGTACAGTCACCCCACCACTGTGATAGCATTTTACCCTATGTACCTTAGTTTTCATAGGTCGCATGTGTCCACCATTATCTCGCTACGATAAATCCTACCAGTCTTGGCGAAGGCTTCTTTGGCGCGAGCATGAAGTGTATTTAAATCAATTTCACCAGCACACCATGCTAAAGCAGAAGTGGTAAGATTGTTACCAACCTGCTGGCGTAAATGTGCCATGAGTGAGAAGATTTCTTTCTTCGTTCTCACTTTCTTGACCGTTGGGTCTAGACTCGCCTTAGGTTTGGGCTTACGTACACCACGCTGGCGCTGATCTTTAATGTTGGTGGCATCAAGAATGCACTGATTCTCACCGACATTTTGGAGAGTGGTGTAAAGCTCTCTGATTTCTGTCTGCTTAACAAGTCCAGCGGCCGCCATCTGTTGAACTGGCTCAGGCAATTTGATAAGCATATTGCGAACTTGAATCCATCCGCGAGTCTTACCAAGTTCTTCCATTATCTCTGCCTCAGTCATATGACCGGCAACTTTCTTGAGCTTTGCAATCGCTTGTGCTTCTTCAAGTATATTGAGGTCTTTCCTCAAGGTATTCTCATTGATATTCATGATCAAAGCATGGACGACATCTATTCCGGGCATAACCTGACATAGAATCCTGTCCATCTTGTTGACTTTGTGGGCGAAAGTCCTACGAAAGCCAGCAAGCAAACGATGAGTACAGCCTTGACTATATCCTTCTTGATCATCCTCTCTTTCAGGATCAAGTACACAAACATTAACTGGATTTGTTAATCCATTATTCTTAATATCTTGAGCCAAGTCAAGTACATTAGATGGAATGATACTGCTACGACTGTTCGACTCTTCGTCAACATAAATGTCAGTCAACTTAAGTCTGAGAAATTCTTTATTAGCGTTCAAAGTAGGTAATCTCCCTTTCATCTTCGGACTGTTCCAAGGCATCTTTGAGTTCACCCATTGTCATACCCTGTAACATGCCCTTAACATTGTTGTTGTCTAGCACTATCATATCTGATTTCAAGTGAATAATATCTGTAACTTTAGGTGATACATTCTCGTCCATACCTGGTCTATGGAATCTAGGTATAGCCTGCATACGATTCTCGCCATTAAAAGTATTTGAATAAAAGACTTCAATAGGTGAAGCTGTCAAATTCAAGCCCATACCACCAGCACCTGGCTGTCCGACAAAGACTAATTTCGGGAACTCTTTGAATAATTCGGCTTGGTTAGGTGATGATCTATCCATAGCCGCAAGCATTTCTTTAACTAAATCTTTATCATTTTGGTCAAATGGTGTTGGTGATACCTTATAAGGATTCCAACCACTTCCATCTACCTTTATAACATCCCACCCTTGTTGGGCACATATACGGACAATCTTTTCCAAACTAGCTGTAAAACCACACCATATTATCATGCGCCCAACATCTTCCATTTCATCAAGTAAACTGATGAGATAGTCATCTTTTGGGCATGGTACTTCTTCTACCATACGTTTCTTAATTGGTTGCTTCTTAGTACCATTACATACTTGACACTCTACTTGCCCATCTTCGAAATCATCTTTAGTAATATCAGAAGTTATGATATGGCTCATATCACCTTCCATGAACTTCTCTTCTGCGTCCTCAAGGCTCATGTAGTTGGCACTTGACTCATCATATGTTTTTGAATCTTCTGATATGACTTTCCCGACTTGGACACCTGAACCCTTACACGCTGGGCATGGGTCGATATGTCCTACAACCCTTTCAACATATTGAAACCCATCACTTAACTCACGCAGTAAGGTAAAAGCCTTTAGAGCAGTTGAACTCGTATCTACAATAGTCTTAGCAACTCTGAGAACTGATGGTGTGGGCTTGACCCTAACAATCTCAAACTGTATGTCAGGAAGATTCTTAAGACAATCCTTCTTACGCTTGACTAGGACAAGCCCACCCATTCTGCGGTATAGTTTTGATACTTCATTCACTGACTCACCGTAATCATGTAAGTGGTCAGTGCTTAAGCCCGTAAGTTCTGCAAATGATGGGTCTGCATGATTCTCATGCATCCTTTGTTCACCACACTTAGCACACTTAGTTTCATCATCAAGCCAAGTTACGACATGCGGGTACATACCCGTGAGACCCTCACGTTCTTCAATAAGACACATTCTGCGCTTGAGCTTATGGGAACTACCTTCCTTTAGGTATCCAGGTCTAGCGATCTCACATTGATGCCACCAATCTACAGGATCTTTAGGTGCTGGCGAACCGGACATCTCGATAATAATACAATCATCACCATGCTCATTACGCATTGCATCTGCAACATATTTGGCCGCTTTACTGCGTTGTGACGTTGTGTTCTTAACTTTAGATGATTCATCAAGTATCAGAACCTTAGGTGCTGGTTTGCCGGCTGGCCAATTACGTGCGAGTATTGATAGCCCTTCGTAGGTATACATTTGGGGGTGTATTGTGGATTTCCACTTTTCAAGTTCTCTATATACAGCAAAGAGACCTGAACGTGGACCGACATAAATACATTCATGTGGTAGGGCACCACTTCTTTCCATGATTTCGATAGCCGCTAGAGTCTTACCTGTTCCCATTTCACATGCTAGGATACAGTGTCTCTTTGCTAGGCCGAAGGCAACCATCTCTTTTTGATGGTCGAAGAGAGGACGTTTAAAGGTAGGTATGACAGGTTCCAAGTCGTATTTTACATACGGGTCGAAACCACGCATGAAATCAAATACAAACATGTTTCTATGTGATGTAGCGGAAACTGACCATAATTTACGCTTGGGATCCCATTGTGGATTAGACCCAGTCCCCATTACTCCCTCAAAAGATTCCTTAATATCTTTTACTAAGGTCTTATTATATCCAAACTTGAGTAATAGTTTACTCCCTTCATTGTCGATTTTGATAGGTACAAGAATACCATTGATTATTACTTTGATAGTTTCCATAATACGAAGGTGCCATCTCCCATAGTACGTCTTTTATATTCTGACCAAAGACTGCTTAGATTTTGTTCCGTAAAACAATTGTAGATATCATTAAACATTTGTCTAGATGATTTACTTAAAATATCAGAGCAACCATTAGCCACGCACTCTTTCCACTCCAACAGAGAACCAACACATATGACCATAAAGTTACGTATCCGGTCATCCCTGTAAATAAGACCATCAGGAAGATAATTGAGAACTTCAACTTCACTTAAGTCGGCGGTAATTGAGTATCCAACATGAATAAGATTTAGAATCTTTGGATTTGTCTCAAATGCTTTTACAATAGCGTCAAATCTTTTAAGGTCAATATGTTTAGAATCTAATTCTGCTATAGGACTCCAAGACAAGAGGGACTGGCAGGCCCCATCCAGGGCCTGCCAGTCGATTACTGGAAACATTATTGGGACAGCAACCATTAGCGTTCGCGTTCTTGGCCTTTTCCTTCTTCGGGAGTGGCGCGCTCGATCGTGGAAGCGGGAGGATTATTAAATGCCTCCACCTGCTTCTCTAAATCTTCCTTCGTCGGAAGCGGTTCGAGCTTCTGACTGCAAGCGATGCCAGTCGGAATGTACCACTTATACTTGGGCGTCTCGATCTTCTTCGCCTTGAGAGTACAGCCCTTACCCATGAGGCGGTGGACCGTATGTGCCTCACGGCGCGATGACTTGGAGCCAAAGAAGAAGGTGAAGAACTCACTGAGGGAGGGAACCCAAATGAGGAATTGAACCCCAAACATGCAACCCGAATCTTTCTCGCCAGATTGTTCCTCAATCCGCACGAACTCAGGATGCTTGCGGTCGTAGACACTGATGACCTGATCACCTGACGTGTCGAGTGCCAGCGGTCTGAATAAGATTGGTATGCAACTTATGGACTCACCGAGGTCGATCAACTCTTTGCCGTCAACCTTAGCGAAATGATTCATCGGAAACAACCCGTCCTTGACGGTATCGTTATTGGAAGTCATCAATTGAATTCGCGAAAGCCAGTCACCTGCCTTTGCGAGTTCTTCAAATTCCTCATCTGACCACTTCTGTGTGGCCGCTGATGGCATCTTGATTAGTTCTTTACCGTCTGCCATTGCTTAATGCTCCTTGCTATGGACCGTATGCGTCTCATGACACGCTGGCCTTGCTTTCGCTTAGGCTTTTGCTTTTTGTCTTTAACAAATGGAACCGTAATGTTTATTGTGAATGAATTATTAAATCTATATTGGTATACTAAAGAGGACAAGCCCCAACACCCAGAACCAACGCTCTGTCGTGATTGATTATTTGGGTGCTGGGGCAAGTACATGAAATCAGACTACTTCTTCGCCAGGAGTGCTGACATCGTTGTCGCCGACAACACTTGCAGCTTCCTCAGCTTCGATAGTTGCAGCGGCGGCTTCCTTCGTTTTCTTGTCGGCGAGTTCCTTCTTCTTGCGGGCCTTCTCCTCTGCCTTGGCTTTTGCCTTGGCTTCATACCGCGCTACCTGCTCCGCCTGGCTGATTGGGTCCATCTTGACGGCAAATCGGAGTGCCATCTCGAATCCTTGCTCGGCGGAATTCAAATCTTTGGTGAGTGCCTTGCTGGCATCACCCGATTCGAGAGCCTGCACCAGCTCCTTGACCGTGCGGCTGTGGGGCTGAGGCTCGAATACCGGAGGTCCGGCATCATCACCCGAACGCCGTGCTTCACGGATGGCCTTCTGCCGAGCATTGACAGCGGCCAGGAACGTTTCCGTATCCTCAGAGATGGCGCGATCAACCCATGCGTCATGTTCATCCGAGGGGAGGCGAGCCAAAGCATAAGCCTTGGACAGAGCGATTTTGCCGTCGTCGACAAGTTCCTTGATTTTCTCGTTGGAGATACGAGTGAGACCAAGGCGTTGGGAAACCCACTGGAGAGACATACCGACCCGATCGGCCAAGTCCACTTCGGTCATGCCGGGATTGCGCATGATGATTTTGCGAAGCTGGGCACTGTACTGGATGGGTTTGGTGTCGACCTTGTGGATATTCGTAATGATCTGAGCTTCGAGCAACAAATCATCGTCCATGTCCTTGACATTGCAAGGAATCGTCTCAAGTCCAGCATCACGCGATGCTGTGACACGATGCAGGCCATCTACCAACTCGTAGAAGGGAGCCTGGGTGACAGGATCAGTATTCCGACGAACGACGACAGGATTCAGAATCCCTTGACGGACGACGGAAGTGACCAATCCCCGATATTTCTCGCTTTCACGATCAACGGCGCGGAGAGCGATAGGATTCAGAATGATGAGTTCTGACGCGATCTCTTGAAGACCTAGTTTCAACTTCGATGCGGACATAGTTAGCTTTCCTCGTTAGACCAACTTCATAATGGTCTTTTGCGGGTGTTGACGTTTGGCGCAAGCAAGTTCATACTTGCACTTCAGTCGGGATAAAATTCTAGGATCAATTCCAATTATCAATGAAAGTATATATAGATTTTTAACTGCAATAGTAGCATCACCCGCTAGGAATGCTTTAAGAGAATCAACACTATTAAAAATCATTGTTTCTGAATTTAACTTTGCGGTAGCATTGTGTGCTTTGAATATTGATTCAAGATCAATATCCAAGACACTAATGATTCCAGATGCGAACACACCTGGATGGGTAGGCATACGCTTTGGCATCTTCCATACTCCATAAGGGTTAAATGATACAGAATCAATTTACAATCAATTTAGATTTGATTCGGAATCAAATCATACTCAACATACAGTATACAACTCACTATCCTATATTATGCCATAAATTAAAATAATTGCAACTATTACTAAATTACTTAATTCTTTAAATTGAAAAGGTTTTATACTAAAATAAACGTCTTTTTTTGCATTTAAAACCTTTTATTTTGCAATAATTAAGTAACTAGGCATAATACTGTATGTAATGTCACGCCCCCGCGAGACTGGCAAGTGATTTGATTCCGAATCAAATCCTTTTCAAATGTAACCGTTCAATGATATGGAATCTAAACTATGATACAGACTGAGGCAATAAAAAGATTCTTAACTGCAAAGACTCTGCCTGACTTTGCATTACTATATACACCTGATATGGAAGTACAGGTGAATGTCGCGCAGGATAATGGTGAACGCATAGACGGTGAGTTCCGTGGTCGTTCATGGCATGGCTGGTCGGATAGTGTAACCACCTGGAAATCATTTCGGATTCCGTATAATGCCAACATAAGCCCTGAGTATAAAGAGAAGGATTTACAGTTTGATTTAGAATCACATGTAGAGGCTATAGGTATGACTGGGTGGGACTGGAAACATCAAGTCAGTAAATGGATTGCATTTGATTTCGACTCTATCATCACACATAAAGACGGGCTTACGCACTCGGACATGCAAGAGGTACGTAAGGGTGTTGAATCATTGGACTGGGTGACTATACGCAAGTCCACATCAGGTACAGGCTTACACCTATATATCTTCCTAGATGATGTACCCACAGAGACACACACAGAACACGCGGCACTCGCACGTGCGATACTGTGGAAGATGTCAGCCCTAACAGGTATTGATTTCGAAAGTAAAGTAGATGTGTGCGGGAGTAACATGTGGGTGTGGCATCGTAAGATGATCGGCACTGATGGTCTTACATTATTAAAAGAGGGCAATGTACTTACTGAGATACTACCTAATTGGAAAGACCATGTTAAAATTATATCAGGACGTCAAAAGAGGATAATACCTAAAGAAACTAAGGAGGTAGGTGCTGATGATTTATTTGAACAATTAACATCACAACGCCTACGCGTAGCACTCGGGGATGAGCATAAGAAACTTTTAGAATATCTTGAGAGATCAAGACATATGTGGTGTTGGGATAATCAGCAAAATATGCTTATCACCCACACAATGCATTTGAAGAGTGCACATGAGGAACTTGGATTTAAAGGAATCTTTGACACTAACTCTACAGGGAAAGATTTAAATGAACAAAACTGCTTTGCCTTTCCAATCAGAGGTGGTGCCTGGGCAGTACGTAGGTACACGCCTGGTGTCACTGAGCACGATTCATGGGATCAAGATGGTGCTGGATGGACCCGAACGTACCTCAATCGTGAGCCTACTATTGAAACCGCCGCCAAGTCGGCAGGAGGATTAGAGAGTCCTAAGGGAGGATTCATCTTCCGAGAAGCAGAGATTGCCCAAAAAGCAGCAAGAGACATCGGGGTCAAGTTTGAAGTCGGTCGTCCACTTGCAGGAAGGCGTACAAAACTCAAAGAACATAAAGATGGTAGACTGCTTGTTGAAGTCGAGCGAGATGAAAATGACATTCCGAACGACATGCAAGGGTGGCTTGCCGACAAAGGCAATTGGACACGACTTTTCAGAGTACCAAAATCATTGCCTGTCGAAAGTGAGAATCTTGATTGTGACGACGTTGTTAGGCACCTTGTCACAGAATCAAATGAAGACTTTGGTTGGATGGTTAAATCTGATAACATATGGCGAAGGGAACCATTACAACACGTCCGTGTAGTACTCTCTAGTCTTGGTCTCAATAATCAAGAATTAACAGGGGCACTAGGCTCTGCTGTTCTCAAAGCTTGGAAAGTAGTAAACGTACCATTTGCACCTGAGTATCCTGGAGGTCGTGTTTGGAATATTGACTCAGCACAACTACGTTTCGTACCTACTGCCAACACTGAGAATCTTAACTATCCTACTTGGCAAAAGATTCTTGTGCATTGTGGGTATGGGTTAGATGAGGCTGTGCGTATCAATCCTTGGGCTAAAGCTAATGGAATTATTAGTGGTGCTGACTATTTGAAATGTTGGATAGCTTCATTATTCCAAGACCCAATGGAGCCACTACCTTACCTATTCTTTTATGGTCCTCAGAACAGCGGTAAATCAATCTTTCATGAGGCAATAAATCTTCTACTCACTAAGGGTTATAGGAGGGCTGATGTATCCCTCACTAATCCAAGTGGATTTAATGGTGAGCTTGAGGGTGCATTATTGTGTGTAGTTGAGGAAACTGACTTACGCGTTAACAAAGGTGCTTATAATCTTATTAAAGATTGGGTAACGGCACGTGAGATATTGATTCATTTCAAGCACAGAACTCCGTACCATACACCTAATTCAACACATTGGATTCAGTGTGCCAATGACTATCAAGCATGTCCCATATTCCCAGGTGACACACGCATTACGATGTGTTATGTGGACTTGTTGGAGCCTGAGGATATTATTATCAAACGTAAGATTATTGGGTTACTTGAAAAAGAGGCTCCTGACTTTCTAGCTTCGATTCTGAATCTTGATATGCCTGAGTCTAATGACCGTCTTGGGGTACCGATCATATCTACCGAAGATAAACAAATGATTGCGTCGTTCCAACAGACACCACTTGATAACTTTATTGATGAAAGGGGTGACTATCAAGAAGGGGCTATCATGGAGATGTCAGAGTTCTATGAACACTTCTCCAACTGGCTAGACCCAAATGATTTAGGTTATTGGACAAAGGTTCGTACCGGTAAGGAACTACCTAGGCAATATCCACGCGGTAGGTTACACAAGAATAACCATACTGCTGTTGGGAATCTTAAGTGGAAAGGTACAAGAGATTTCGAGAAACTGGGTGATGCCAAAATAGTCCTACGTAAAGGACTATTAGAGGTGCACAATGATTAAAGATATATTAGACAAATTACCCGATCTAGAACGTAGGCGCCTGTACTATGCCCATGAACATGAGATTCCTCAAGTAGTATACTATGATGAGAAACGTAAATTTATAGGTGTACATGTTACCGAAAGCCCTGTCTTGAAAGTTAATGAATCACGTGGCACATGGAGTGTGGGAGAAGTTTGTGGCAACAAATAAGATATCCCTGAATCCAACACTAGATGCCTTTAGAAGTGAGATAAGGCATTTTGGAATTGAATTTGATTCTAGTGAAGAGTTTAGAAATAGCATATTAGTTTTTCATAGTCGAAAAAGAGGTATGGCATCAGACTGTGCCCAATGGTGTCAGAGAGCTGTTGAACTTCATTTATTGGATAGAGAACCATATGATCCAATAGAAGCTCTATCAGATTTAATGTGTGGCATAAACAGAGTGTATCCGTTTCTCTAGGAGAAGTGACAAATGCAAAATAGTTGTTATAACTGTATACATGAACCGGTATGTGGTATTTTTAGTAAATTTAAATCAGCTATTGCTATGTCTCATGAATTGACATTTTTGCCAGATCGAATTGACGAACTCGGTAACTTGGTAGCTAGTTCGTGCAGTAAATATGCACCGATAAATATTTGGTTCAAGAAGTGTGAACATGAGAGTCTTACTCTTTGGCGTCGAAATAACCAAATAATGATGACTTCCAGGAGATGCAATACTTGTAATGAAGTTCAGATGATATCAATTGATTTCTTTGAAAGCCATAAAATTATTAATATGGATTGGAAAGCAGTAGAAGAAAAGTTGGAGAAGCACAATGCCCCAGTCTGAAATTGAAAGACTCTTTAACGAAGTTGATCGAGATGCTGACGTTGTTACGCGTGAGTATTACCTACGTGCTCCATTCAATTACCCAGGAGGAAAATCACGTTCTCTTGGAAACATACTACCTTTGCTACCATTCGACGAATTGTATGTCGAGCCATTTGGTGGTAGTGCCGCTGTAATGGTAGCACGTAACACTTCACCACTTGAAGTCTATAATGATAGATATAGCGGAGTTAATGCTTTCTATCGTTGCATCCGTGACCCTAAACTTTCAGTTCAATTGGCTGAGAGGCTTGACCTTTGTGTCCACTCACGTGAGGAATTGATTTGGTGTAGGGAAACATGGGAGGATGTTACTGATTTAGTTGAGCGTGCCGCACGTTGGTACTATCTTCTTACCTATTCTTTCGCTGGTCTTGGAAGGAACTTCGGTAGAGCATTAAGAGCCAATGGTAGACTCTCAGGTAAATTGAGGGGTAGGCTGAAAAGATTCTCAGACATTCACACACGATTCATGCGTGTACAAGTTGAGAATCAAGATTGGCGTCAATGTATTACCGATTATGATTCTGATGTAACAATCTTTTATATTGATCCACCTTATCTAGGAACTGATCAAAGCCTATATGGTGGGTTGTCAATGACTGTCGAAGAGCACCAAGAACTTTTAAGCATGATTATGAGCATCAAAGGATTTGCGGCTATATCGGGTTATGATAATCCGGTATACAATGCTTATGATTGGGACTCAAGACATACCTGGGGTTCATTTGTATCTATTAAGAGTCTTGCATACCAAGATTCAAATCATAAGTCGCGCTTAGAAGGGATAGAAAAACGTAACAAAGCTGAGGAAGTCCTATGGATAAAAGACAACAGACACTGTTGAGAAGCAGGGTACGTAGAATCATTGATAGAAGAAACTGCCCTAAATGTAGTAATGGATTGAAGTATAATACACGTAAGTTAACGGACAAGTTAACTCACTATATTTATACTTGCCCACATTGTGATTTTAAGATAAGACTAATGCTTAACATTGTATCTGTAATTAGATTCGGACTGACTGGTGCCCTCAAGAACATATGCTTTGTAGAATTGGAGAAAAGACATGGCCGCAATATGTCCCGATAGATTTATCTATCTAGCACACCCTAGGACTGCTGGCTGTGCAACACAATTTATACTGAGTGAGATGTTTGATAGTTGTATCATTACAGCCCATCAACACATACAACTAGCTGAACTGAAACTGGCTTATAAGAATCAACTCACAGGTAAAGAGGTAGTCTTCACTACGATTCGGAATCCATATGACCTCATGGTTAGCTGGTGGCTTTTGAACAAAGCACTCAACTGGACCTTCATTAAATTTATCAATGAATATAATCACTCATATCTGACTGTCGATGACAGACTATTCTATCATCTAGGGGATGGCGTTAGTGTCCTCAAGTATGAGAACTTAGTTGCTGATTTAAATCATTTGTTGGCTTTCAAACTAGAGACTAGGATTGAACACAATGGATGGTGGACCAAGTCTGAAACTAGGAAAGTAATCAAAATACCGAAAAGCAATGTAACACCTGACAAGGAGGAATATATAACTTACTATACTGAGGAAACGGTAGATGCCGTTTGCTATAGATTTGACCAAGATTTAACTGCCGGACAATACTACCTCAACAAAGGGGCACTATGCAATCCAACTCAATGACTCATTGGAATGGTTCAGTATGCTGTGCTATAGACACAGAGACAACTGGGCTTCGACCGTACTACCACGAAGTGATTCAGGTGGCGATTGTGCCACTTGATTCCAATTTTGAAGTTCGTAGAGATGTGAACCCGTTGTGTCTCAATCTGAAACCCGAACACCCTGAGAGGGTAGAACCCGAAGCCTTGAGGAAACAAGGCAAGAAGATGTCGGACATTATTATCAATTCATTTGATAGGATTAAGGCGATAGACCTATTGATTCAATGGGTTGAGGGTCTTGGGCTACCTCTTAATAATGATGGTAGTATCAAGAGAATCATACCGATCGGATTCAACTACGGTGGGTTTGACTTGTGGTTCCTAAAGCATTGGCTCGGCATGGAACAGTACGATGAAATCTTTCACTACCTATACCGTGATGCTTTCAGGTTTGCATTGAGCATGAATGATTCTGCAGCAATGCACGGTGAGAAAGTTCCCTTCCCCAAACTAAAATTAACAAACATAGCGTCAAGGCTAGGAGTGCAACTACTCAATGCCCATGACGCTATGTCTGATTCCGTGGCAACCGCGAAAGTCTATGCCGCTATGACAAAAAAGTTCTTGGCTATTTAGCTAGTAACCCTGCTATGAAATCTCTGATAACAGGGCTATAGAGAATTATAGCTGTAATAGCTAGGAGTGCTACTGCCGGTGATTTAAGAATACATCGCTTTATAACATCTGACCATGAGAGGTCCTTTAGTGTCGAACACTTTAGGGCCTCTGTCCAAAGCCTAGCTACTTTTGCAACAACAGAATCTTGAGGTACTCCATTGCCATATAGGGTAAGATTCACTTTGTCCCTATCTGTTTTAAGGGATTCAAGTGATTCTTTAATTTGTCCTAGTAGCTCAAATAGTTTTGTTATTTGATCTGACGATAGGAGCATTTGGGAATTCCTCTGATGATGGTATCGTTATCGCTAATATCTTTGCGTTTCCTTCAAAAGCCACAATATGTGATTTCTTTGGATGTATAATAGCAGTAGCACCTTGTTTACATTGCATCTCATGTATAACATTTTCACCATTTAATATCCTGACACACACATCGAACCCTCAACTACATATAAAATCTCGAACTCTGAGTGGCTATGTGCTTGACATATATTTGGGCCTTCGATACTAACAATACATGCCGAGAAGTAATCACTATCACTAAGTGGCATCATTTCTACAGGTTCACCACTCTGAAACATAATATGCGTTGTATCTGTTTTGATTTCTTTAAAGTCAAGAGACTTATGTAAATCATCTATGGCGGCAGTTATCTTCGTGAGACCAATCGTGTCGGTACTAGTATATTTTTTCATGGTAAGAACCACTCTATTGGGACATCCATTGCCTGCCTAATAATCTTCTTCCTGTGACTTTTGAATCTTGTAGCCTTACCACCCCTAGTATTCTCATACGGAATACCCGAGGCATAACCACAATTTCCATTCATACTGCCATCAAAACAATATAGTCTGAATCCAATCGCGCCGTGTCTAACGGCTAAGCCTAGAGCACAACATACTGTCAGGCTCCCTACTCTACACCCACAGAGTGCCGGTAGAAAAACATACATATTCTTCATATCCTTACATCTAGGATATGCTTGTCTCGATATAAAAGCCAATGTATCTTCTTTCTTTGGGCGACATGTGTCTCCCAATGATCTATCTTGCTGAAATAATGCAACCGGATTTCTTAAGTCTAATTTCTCTACAGCAAATACTGATTCATTACAGCAAATTATTGGTGACCCATCTTGGATAAATGTATCTTTCGTTATCCTATCAAGACTAGGACCCTTACCCACTATGTTGATAATTCTCCCCTCAAAGAATCTTTGTAGCGACATACTTTGATTCAGAGTATTTACATTATATGCCATATAGGCATTTATCTTGGGATATCTAACTGCTCCAATAACTTTCCATCTAGGAGTAGTTCCTTGCCTATCATATAATGCGTCTAATTTATCCTCAACAGTCCTATTGGGCCTTGTAAGTGAGAATGATCCATCGTCATATGTTTTGGTGCGTATGACACCGATTCTATGTGGTATTTTCTTTGGGTCTATTCTAGAGACCATACTAACCTCCTACCTTCTCGAATAAAATGAGCATCCAAATACTCTATTGCCTTACGATTATTGCGTATAATTGCGAAGCTAGTATCACTGACTGGAAAGATACGAGCACCCAGGATGCTTTCAGGAAATGATCCTTTTTCAAAGACACCGGACTCATTAGGGATATTTATGGGCACCCTCTGCTTCCGCTTACTTTTTACAGGTTGTGATATTTTCCCACCCCTATCCATCCCTCTTTTAAATCTTCTGCTTGCTTGGTTATGCTGTATGACAGGTTGACCAAACTTTTTCATAATATCAAATATCTGAGTATACTGTGGTGGTAAGTCAAGTATATTGAGTTCAGGATGATTCGCAAGAAGTTTTTGAAGTGTTTTCTGATCCGTATGCGTGAGTAATCTACACTCCCTATCCCACTCTTGTATTATCTGATACATCTTCCAAGTATTGTTAATATAGATAGTCCCCGACAGTAGTTCAAGCCTACCACCTGATTTCTTCATATAGTGAACACCAATATCTTCACTTATGGTATTGAACAATGTCGGTTCTGATTTCACTACCGCGTCGGCGTCTAGATATATGATATTAAACCCAGGAAAATCACCCATTGCCTCTAGGATTATTTGAGGCTTCATGTTGACGTTCTTGAGCCAAGAACCCTGTGACTTCATTGGATACAATTTGAACGGTATGTGCAAAAGATTCAATGAAGCAGTAAGATTCATCACCTCAGTTTCATAAGGCGAATCAACAGTATAATATGATATTACAATATACTTCCTATTAGCTAGGAATTCTTTATGTAATTGACTATGGGAACTAGCAATCTTCTTCCTATCTTTGAGGTTACTTGTACCGAGACTATAGGTATATAGATTAGCGGGACAATGGCCCCAAGAGCGAAAGAGTTTGAGTGCATCGAAGTTCCAGCCAGCATCAGGAGCAATAAATACATGCTCGGGGAAATGACACTGAGAATCAATATCCCTAGTGGTGAATATCGTGCCAGTGTTGGGGCAAGTAGTTGAGTCACCCTTGAGACCATACTTAATGAAATCAATACCCTTAGGATCAGCGATTCTTTTGATTCCATTCTGACGCATAGTCGTTGATCGACAAGTGATTATATCAAACTTATTGGATATATAGAAGTCCAACATGGTTTCTAGGTACTTAGGACTATAGTAGTCATCGGTACTGAGTCGACACACATACCTACCTTGGGCAAGGTTATGTGCCCTATTACGATTCTTCGCCTCAGACCAACCTTCATGGGGTCTAGTGTCTAAGAGTTGAATCTTTTCAGGTAGATTAAATCCTTTGACAATTGCGGCAATTTCTGCATGGTCATCACTATCATCAGCAATGATAAGTTCCCAGTCCTTATATGTCTGATTAGTAACGGACTCAATAGCACGTGCAATATACTGAGCATGATTATGGGATGGCATACATATACTAATCATTGTTTTTACTCTCTTCTTGACAAGTCTTACAGATGCCTGGATTGCGTTCCTTATCGAACTTACTGCACCAGTCTATTTTGACTTTCTTTTTGCAACGCTTGCACTTGCTAGGTTGCATTGATGTGGTCATATTCAAACAGTCAGTAACTATTGGATGGAAAATCTTATGATACTTTTCATCACGGACATAACCATCAGGTACATCTTTCGCATTCCCACGAATGACATGCAGATCGCCTTGAGTATCTTTAAATACTGTTTGTCCCATATTTTCACCCCATAAACTATTTAGGTACTTATGATTTTCTTTAGTTAAAACACAGACATCATTGGCCCAAGAAATAGATCGTTCTCTATATTTCTGAATCATATCAAGGCGACCTAGTCGCCTTGCCTTGGCCTCAATACAATGAATACGTACTTCAATTGTTTCCATCAAGTGGATTCTTCAACTTTAACTTCGGCAGTATGCACATAATCATTACCACCACTTGTTGTAATTTCATCATTGACATAGTATCCTACTGGTGTTCTGCCAATTTCCTTATTCGGATAATTATCAGCACCTGCTGATGGAAACTGGTATATTTCCCATCTGCTATTAAACCACCCAACAACTAAAGTGAAGCCAACATACCCCCAAGCACCACCGTCATAACGAACTCGCCAACCACCTAAAGACGGGGCAGCGTACCAGAAACAATCAGAAGCATCATTCTCACCATCAACTATATTATCTTTTGCAGGATCTAACTTCCATTCCCTCCATTCTATAATCGAACCGGTAGCAGAGCCATCATCAGAAGACCATATTACGCGGCGACCAGATATCACTTCGCCATCATATGGTGAGATAGCGGCATCTATCACTTGATAATTCTGTACGAGTCCATTACATGGGAATGTAGCAGGTGGCCAACTTTCACATGGACAATCAGATGGCATACATAGTTGACCAGAAGTACGAACCCATAGAATCCCATAATCTGTTGAAGCAGCAGAGCCTCTGACACTTAGGTAACCAGTTACAGAATCTATATATGCCGTGTATACACCCTCTGTACACAGGTCAGCATCTGCAGGAATTGTGGCACCTACAAATGCTTTATGCTCAGTTGGTGTCTCAGTTGTTGAAGTTGGTATAGGCTCAGTTATCCATGATTCAATGAACCTACACCTATAGTCCATAGTGGCATCTAACACTATATCAAATGAGGCATTAGGGCTAATAAATCCCCAAATATTACCGGCAAGTGTTGTAGTCGGATTTATACTTTCTTTTTCAACAAAGAATCTATTTCTGCTTTCTCCGGCATGATCTACTTTTTCAACTTCTATGATTGCATCATTATCAGAATCATATGTGCCATGATCACGGAACTTAGTATTTAGGTAATTAGGAGGGTCACATACTTCATTTGATACGAGTTCATCTTCACAACTTGATTCAGCGTCACTACTCTCACCCGATGATTCACCGGTAGAACCAGGAGGCAATGTACAGTCGATGGTAACACGATCAGATGTTGCTTTAGGGTATCTACGGTTCTCTTTATATAGAATAATACCATCACTTGAATCTAGGGCGGTGCTTCTAACTCCTTCTACCTCAAAAGCAACATGTGCACATTCAGTACCGCCACCAGTAAATAAGTTGGTCCCACCAATAGTCCATATGCCATTAGTAAATACAATGATTCCTTCTTCACTATAGTCGATGCCAAGAGCGTTTAATGCTGGCACCATACGCAGGTATGCCCGTATATTCCTTCTGACAATATTGCCTTCATCATCAACTAACCAAATCTCATAGTCAAAATTGATTCCTCTCCATGTATTTATTGGTAGTAAATAGAAAATGAATTTATATACTTTACCACGTGAGCGAGAGTTTCTACTCCCATCATTATCATCAGGTTCAGGTACTGGTACGTAATAGTCTACTTCCGATAATCCTTCACCTGGGTCATCAGGAGCACTAAATGATTCACATGCTGAATTGTCAGGGTCACCACACCAGAATCCAATATCCTGCCCTTCACTATCTGACTCACCTGACGCCCCCTCGAAGTGTCTAGCAAGAGTGGCATTGATGGTTAGCTTCAATGATTTAGGATCATATTCAACGCTGTCGATAGATGATCCTATAGAATCTACGCCAATGATATCTATTGAATGTATAATGTTATCAAATACATCAAATCCTAGATTCTCTAGATATGTAACATATTGTACTTTTCTCCATGCGTGTGAGTATCTATAACCCCAAAAGTCTACTGACTTTTCCAAACATTCTTTGAGATTATATATAAAGAAATCTTTCTCTAGTTCCCTATCACCAAAGACATCTACATTTCTTGTATAGACATATTCACGCTCAGATACTACGCGTTGTGTATAGTCTTTTCTCCACTTAGCCTTGAGCCTAGTATACACATCCTCAATAGGTGTACTAGTCATAACTAATGATTTGTTATCTATATTATCTTCATTAACAGTAATTGCTGACGATGACCCTGATGATTCTATTTCTATAAGTAAATCAGGGAAATACTGGAAATAGATTACGTCGTTTCTTATTGTAAGAACACAGCGTGCTTGCCACGCAATATCTTCACATAATTCTAAGGAGTTTCTTTCATTAAATAAACAGAAACTGGAGGGGAATTCCTCTACGTCTGCCTGTACAATAAGATGTGACGCAGAATCAACTGCGAAGTCAGTGAACTCTTCTATAATCCACTTTATGATATCAGCTGTATTATACCCTACAGATGATTTATATGATACATATACTGACCCATCCCACCCCTCATTCTCTCTCTCACCTAATGGGATATCGAAGGTAATAGTAGTAGCATCAACAGTCGTGCCGCTATTGAACTCAAGTGTATCGTTCAGTGAAACAGTATAATACGATGATGGTATCGGTACTAATTTAGTTACCTGTGTAATATCGTCAGCTTTACTTGAGTTACCGCTTCTTTTCCTACGTGTCTCGTGTATCGCATCTTCATATACTTTTGTCTCTGTTGATATAGTTCTGAAACCCCATACCTCTAGAGTTTCGTCCGACGGAATCATATTAGCAACATACTTATCAGGGAGGGCACCAGTTGTATCTTTATTGATAAGTATGACATTCATACCGGTGAGCAGTTCCCAGTTGTCACTCTCTAGGACTTCACCAGTAAACTCACCATCATCACCTGTTTCAACTTGTGACCATGAAACATATGAAATTGTATAATCATTCCAACTGGTTCTAGGATACTTAGCCACTTCATCAAGATTACCAGACCCTACACCAGTTGAAACTGTCTCACTATCATAACTCAGATGCCACGGCTGTGCAAGCCAGCATTTCTTACCTTCTTGCCTCATTATAAAATTAGTCATACCATCAAGGTATATGAATCTTCCCTCAATTCGCTCATTATTTACAAGCGTGAGGAACTTCTGACTACCATCTATAAAAGCTACGTCTTCATATATGGCCGTGTTCATACTTGATGGTGTGAATACGTTACCACTGAACTGGCCCTCTAAATGGACACCAGCTATTGACAATGTTACAGTTACTGATTGAGGGAATCTATCACCACCATCAATAACGAAACTAGCTGTATCATAATTGATATCCTCAGCCAAAATACCTTCTATAGATCCCTGCAACTTTAGTGCTGGTGCTTTGATAACTGTACCAAATCCTAATGGCAATGATGAACCAATTGCATCAGGATTTAGATACTCGATATCCCCTTCTTCTACAGTATAACCGGCAGTTGTTTCTTCTATCTTAGACTCGATAGTCATAGATAGAGTCCTATCATTTTCCTTCCATTCAAAGTTGCCGTTTATGATTCCCTTAAATAATAGATCATTATTACTTCCTGAGTGTTGATATATAGAGCAATCTATTCCTTCTATTCTTTCATTAGTTACAATACCCTTTACTGTATCTTCAGGGTCATCAGAAATAGTGAGTGTCAGTGACGAAGTAATACCAATAGATTTATCTTTCTTCTGCTGTGTGAACCGACCTATCCTAACTATCTCACTTTCATTCTCCAACCCCGATGATTCGACACCTAAGTCGAAATTGGACATTGAACAATATGTCCTGGTACCGGATAGCCACTCAATGACAATAGTGAGATACGGTGCTACCCCGTTAGTTCCTAAGTCAATCAATAATCCTGAATCTAAATCTTTCATGTACCCTCTATGTAGCCTCTGACAACGAAACTAGTACTGAATCTATGACAATCATTATCAGTTACTAATTTATTATCGGAAGTAAAAGTCAGTTTCGGATGGTCAAGAATACAGGTCCAATCATCACTATCGTAATCAGTATATGTGAATATGGTAGCACCTATCGCTAAGAAGAAAGCATCTAAATCATCTTTCTCAGTTGCCGTTAGGTTCTTGAATGTGAGACTAAATACTCTATTTGCAATTACTCTTTTACGATAAGTCCGTACACCGCCATTCATATTAAAACTGATTATTGCGTCATTTAATATAGTGTTAGAGTTACCATGCTCAGGATTTCTGAGAACAGCAGTATTGGCTCCTGATGTAAAAGTAACACTCATGTTTAATTGACTTCCATAATTCTGATATCAAAGTTATTACTATCTGTCCTCATAGTTTTCATACCAACATTACCCAACATAATACCATTCCACGATTCACCATATAGGTCTGTTATAGCAATAACTATTCCTATATTATTGATTAGCATATTAAGAAACTCATTAGCCTTATTATCTTGGATGCCGACCCATGTATATGAGTACAGTCTGAATACAGTCCAGTTACGAGATACAACGACTAGTGAATCATTGATTGAACTGAGACTGACATTTTGAGGGTCTATCTCAACAGAATCTTCGAATTCAGGATTCTTTATTGTAACACCACCTATAATCATGGTAGTGAAATCTCACCTCTACGTATCGCTCTACGAAGTTGTAAACCGATCTCTTGTATGTCGGCTTGTGTATTACCTGTAGATGCTAGTGATATGTTGATATCACCAATGCTAGTATTACTAGAACTTGTACTATTGAATAATGGAACCTTACCAACATTCATATCCTGGAGTTGAGAGGCAAACCTATTGGTTGCTTCCCTACTCATAACAAATTCACCAGGCATCAATGCTGCAAGAACAGAATCAGTAGCTGTGGCACCACCTACTAATCCACCGATGGCATTACCCTGTGGTGGTGTAGTCGGCGGTGTACCACCATTACCACCAAAGAAATCAGCGTTACTAAATGTTTCAACAGCATCATTAAGTAACTCAATAGCTTTTGTTAGGGCATCAACTTCCCCTACCGCTTCATCAGTATCTACCTCAAGTTTATATTGTCCTTGAACGGCTTCATTTGCTTGTTTGAGTTGGTTATCTGCTATTACTAATTGTTCAGCTGTTTTAGACTGAGTTAAGAATAGCATATAAAGTCTACTTAATTCATTTTGGAATTCTTCCGGTGCCTTAGTCCCCTTAACATGACCATAGATTCTTTTTACTACCTCTTTGGCTTTATTAAGTTGCTCTATAAATCCAGGGCTTGTTAATGCGTCCTTTTTCGCTGAATATTTTAAGAATTCATCGAGATTTGCGATGTCAGCTTTTAATGCTTCTTGTGGATAATTACCTCCTATACGATGTTTCTTATCTAATGAAAGACTAGCTGCAACACCACCAGGTAGAACAGGTACTCTACCTTTAAAATATTTTCATCCAAGGAGGTACTACACTTGTTTCCAATACACCCTTTGCATGTGCTATACCTTCTACTTGTACAGCCGCAAGATCATGGAAAGTATCCCTTAATTCTTCAACAATCCTTTTTCTAGCCTCAAGATTCTTAACCTTATCTACTTGTAACTTTTGTTCAAGATTAAGATCTTCGCTACTGTGTACTAACGTCTCAGACTCTGCTATTTGATTCTTTAGAGCATTAAGAGCAACATTATTAACTTCAAGATTAGCTTCCTTAGCTAATGCAAGTAGTCTCTCTACCTTTGCAATCATTATATCGGCTTGTAGGCCAATCTTTTGCTGTTTTATTGAACTCTCTAATATTGTTAACTCAGTAGCCTCATCAGTTGAGAGACCCTTCTCCTCACCCTTTTCATTAAGAGCCGTAGCCGATTCTATATCTTTGCGTAATGCATCAAGTTTCGCTAACTCCATGCCAGCTTCCGCGAAGTCCCTAGCAAGATTCTTGAGCGTTATATTTTCTACATCACCCAACTTAGATATATCGAAACCTGATATTTCATCATTTAGTTTCTCTGCCGAACGTGCGGCAAGATCAAGATTGTCTAAATTCTCTTGGGAAATAATTGATACATCACTATATCCCTTTGCAATTTCATCTAAAGCAATTACTCTATCTGCCTCGGCGTTAAGAAGATCATTCACATAATTTCTTTGATACTTTTTCTCTATCGTTAACTCTTGTTCCTTCTTCTTCATCTGACGAATAGATTCTTCGTGGCGCTGACCTTCTCTCTTAAGATTTGTTTCGTATCTAGCGCGTTCTTCGTCAGAGATATCTTTACTTTTACCAGCAGCTTTTGCCATAGCCTTTTCACGGGCCTGTTCAAGTTTGATAACCTTTTCAGTATGTCTCTCTGATTCTTTTTCTCTTTCCTCAGACAATTTTGCAAGATCTTTCTTTGTCTGTTTATATAGAGAATTCATATCATTTATCAAGGAATAAATTTCCTTGTAATATGCATCGAATCCTTCTTTATCCCTAGTTATTACAGCATTTTCTGCTTGTGCTTGTAGTTTATCTATCCTATTAGAGATTTCCTCCATCTTACCTTGAGGAAACATGTCATCTATGTTCATCTGAAATCTATCAGACTCACCCGACATCTCTATCTCACGTATTTCATCGGCAATATCTAATATCTTATCTTTAAACCCATCAATCTTTCCCTCGAGATCAGAGAACTTATCACTGAAGGACTTAACTATACGCTTCATAGACCTTTCAGCAGCAAATACTAAATCATCATATACCTCTGACTCATCATCAATTGCCTTATTCATTTCGGCAATTCTTCTAGTAAAATGCTTACGTATACGCCTTTCTATATCCGTAAGATGTCTATTCGTATCAGAAGATACCTCTGTATATGCTTCTTTATTCGCTTGTACTATCTCTCTAAATGCTGTGTTATATTCATTCGCAAATTTATTAGCTGCAATAATGGCATCAGATTGGGTAGTCAGTAATTTCTTTATTGTATAAGTCAATACCAAAATAGTAGCGGCTACTCCGAGCAGTACCGGATTTGCTTTTGTAAACATACCAAGCCAATGTAATCCTTTGGCTGAACCCAATATAACTAAAGTACCAGCTAGTAATGCCGCTGATTTCGAAGCCATAATCATTGCAGATGATAGACCCTTAAACCCATCAGACATATCGAATAGAGTCATCATAATTGTTTGAGCAAAATCTTGTCTAAAATAGTTTTTGACCTTATTCATTTCAATTTCAATAGATTTACCTACATTTCCCATTACCTTCTTAGTTGCTTTTTCATAGTCTTCAAGTGCATTTCGAATTTCAGCAAGATTACTTTTGGCATCAGCAATACCTCGCTTATCGAATAACATAGCACCAGTGATGGCCCTGATTCTACCAAATAATTCACCGAGTTCAGAGGAACTGCCCTTAGTTCTCTTTTCTAATTCAGACATAAGTTCAATGAGACCATAAGTAGCAATAGCCTCTTCACCAGTAGCTACTCCTAAGTCTCTGAATACTTCCTTCATAGCATCAGTAGGCCGAATCAATTTCATAAATACATTACGTAAAGCAGTCTGTTGCTCTGTGGCTTTAATACCACGAATAGTCATCATAGCCATAGTGGCTTGAAGTTCGTCTAATTGGACATTAAGTCTCTGTGCTGGTACTGCTAATCTACCGATATTCTCTAAATCAGTAAGTCTCATACGACCAAGCTCAATAGTCTTAAAGAACTGGGCCGCAGTTTGTCTAGTCTCACTGACAGTTAGATCAAAGGCATTTAAAGCGGCAGTAAGTGTATTTACCGCTGTCTCGGTATCACTAACAGTTGTAACAGCCAACATATTAGCTTCGTTCATGAAGTAGAATACTTCAATATTTTTGGCTACTTGATTAGATAATGTTTGATAAGCTCCCTCAGCTTGGTGAATTGTGTCAATCCCCCAAGTGTCAGATAGTGTTCTAAGCTGATTAGACCACTCTAAGAAGGGCATCTCCTTTGGACCCTCAATAGTTTGGATCTCAGAGATCTTCTTTTGTAATTCAATAGTGTGCTTTACGCCTTCACGAACAGCATTGATAAATGAGTATACTGCTTTATGAAGCATTTGAATTGCCGCTATTCTCATGATAGAATGCCATGAGAGCAACAATTGCTTTGTACTATTATTTACTTCTTTTTGAGCTGTATTGCCCTTCTTAAGAGTTGCACTATATTTTGCTGCTATACGTACTCCCTCTGCCATACGCTTATTATTCTCAGCAATAAGTACCCCTTTTGCTGTAATAGATGATGCATCTGTAGCTCCCTTACCACCAAGACCCCAAGACGGTTGTGCTATCGGACGATTGCCAGTTGGTGTTGGCGGTAAAGCCTCTTTGAAGGCTGGTGGCTTTTTCATCCATAATGGAAGTCTTGACTGCTCCAGTATTTTCTTATTATATCTGTCAACAGCAATACCAGCCTCTAACCAGCGTGTTTTATGTGTTATTAGAGCAATACCTTGCTCATGGAATTTCCGCTTCATAGTCTCAAGCGGGGCAACAACATTCTTGTGTTGCTGAATCAATGCATCCATAGCAGTAGTATACTGCTTAGTGCTGGTAGCACTATTTTCAAACATCGTTGAAGCGGATCTTATCTGTTCCTCAACAGATTTTATGGCGGCATTTGTCTTTGCAATAGACGCCATTACTCCGTCAATGTTGATAGTCCATTTTGCTAGGTCTTGACCGGCCATCAGTTTACCTTCATGAAGCTGGCTATACTAACTGGTATGATTTTATGCATATTTTTTCTTATGTACTCTTCAAAAGCTCTATTGGCTAACTCAAGTGCTAGCCATTTGCCTTCATGAAATGCCCACTCATAGATAACGATACTGAATTCAAATTTCCAAGTAGGCGAACCGGAGTTACCATACTCAATATCAAAAGCTTTTTCACCTAATCGTTTACCTTGGGCCTGTGATTTCCAAATACCCTTATGGTAGACACCATTGATATCCGTAAAACCTCTTTGATATGTTCTACCCTTATGTGGTCCGCCTTTGAATTTCGGGCTGATATTTATATGTGACATGAGTCGAACGGCCCTAGCAAGAGGGAGGATTGAAGCCTTGGCTTGACCTGTCCATACTTGAATCAATCCCTCTGATGCTAGGGTCATCACGAACTCTTTAATGCTATCCTTCCATAACTTATCCATACTACTTACGATATTGGCTGTAAGTGCCTCAGTGCTTATTCCGAAGTTGGATATTTTGGTCACTGACAGCATCGGCTTCCGCTTCCTCTGTTTGCCTAAGTAACTCGTAAGCTAGTAAGTCTGATCTGCCATCTACTTTGATATCGTCCCATTTAGATTCTATAGATGGCGGAAGAATATTAAATCGTTCACATGAACGCCAAATTAGGTACTTTTCTTTGCGGTACTTGGGGATTGACCGGCTGATGCTCCTTGCCGGAGAGCGACTAAAAAAGATTCAGTCGCCGTGTCGATCTTAGCTTGGCTGAGTCCACATACTTCTTGTGAGTCCTGGATCAATCTGATGACTTCGCCCTCTGAGAGGCCAGCCTCATAGAGTTCTTCGCGCCAGTTACTCCAAGTAGTTGGGTCAGAATAATCAACCTTGTCCCATTCGATACCTTCTGATTGCCGAAGGGAAGTAATAAACATCCAATCAGTTTTATTGGTTGCCCAATCACCGATCTTCTCTTGAAACTTCGGGTCTTCAACATTCATTTGTGGAGTTGATTGTCCTGGGACTTGACGCATTGGCGGCTGTGGTCTTGGACAAAGTTTATCAAAATCATTCGAGTCCAATACTGCCTGAACTATAAAAATCAAATTACCTTCGGGGCGTGGGATAACACAATACTTTGTGTATGGCCCTTGAACTTTTTTACCTGCGAGTTTCATTATCTTGCTCCTGTTACCTCATTTTACCCTATGAGTAAGGTGGGAAAGTAGGCGCCCTCCCATGAGGGCACCACGAAAATAGAATTGGAATCAGGAATAGACTGGTGCAATAGCATTGCACTTGCCGCTACAGGAAATCGTTCCTGCCTTGGCATCGAATGAGAGTTTCTCCCAACGGAAGTCGGGGAACGTAATCACACCGTCGCTGGCGGTGGAATTACAATTCGGGTCATACGTGAAAACCAAGTCACACGCGTAGGGGCGGCAATCATCGCTATCCGAGCTAGGAGTGCTGTCTTCGCCAGTGATTTTGTCACGCAAGTCGCCGCCGTCGATTTCAGTCCAACTTGCATCGAAGTTGACTTCCATCGGCACTTGATCGCCTTCCTTGACGTCATCAAGATTCCCGCGATCCAAAACATAATTGATATTTCGACCCTCAGTCCACTGAAGGTTTCCCTCACCAAGCGTTGCAGTCACACCCGCAACGGCAAGTGTGCCGTTCTTGAGGTCGATGACTGCATACAATGCTTGATCAACTGTGCCTACGAATTTCATTCTTTACACTCCTGTTAGGGTTACTGTGTAGGTCGCTTCTACACAGTGTTGTTGTTCTTTGGTGCCTGTTTCTATTTGCCCGTAGTTAAAGGACCTGATGGATGTTTTACCTTTCTTTACTATAGTGAGACATTCGCCAACGAAAGATCCATCATCTGACACTCCGGGACCTAGCTTCAAGATTTGGATATCACTAAATATAGCTGTGAGTCCACCAATCAATGAAGACATTGAATATATGTTACCACCTTCAAGTGCTAGTTTGATTAGAATATTAACTTCAAAGTCAAGTTTGTATTCATTCGCCGAATACTCGGTTGTCTCAGGCCCATCTATACGAAGTTCATAGACCTCTGATTCCACGTCAGGTCCACGTGTTTGTGGGTCAACTAGTAAACTTTTACCACTTAACCCAACTCTAAAGTGTTTACATATGGATGCATAGCACCATTTTTGCCATTCACTATTCAGAGCCATCGTTAGACTCCTGACCCTTAGCTTTTATTAGATAAGCTGTACCGGAAGTAGTTTCACCAAATTGAGTTACATCATATTTCTTACCATCAACTTCAAACCACCATGTAGAATCAACTTCATGGTATACCTTGATATCTCCCGATTCAATAGTGAATAATGATTTCTTTTGGACTATAATAAGTATTGTATTCTCATCACTATAACCACCATATTCAAAATTATTGAACACATAGCTGTATTCTTTCTTCTGAGTGGGTGGTATGATCGCACACTTTCTAGAAGTCATATCATCGGTTGTAATACTCTGAGCACCAGTATCAAAATCAATATTACCCACAGTCTTTTTGTGGAAAGTAATTGATATCCTATGATCTCTAAAGAGATTATAGAGTATCTGTTTTTCTATTTGTTTTTGATTTCGTCCGGCCATTTAACTGTTCCCTAGGGGAGCGGGTACGGGCCTCATGGCCCGTACCCTAATAATTCAAATGTTTACGACAGGAGCAAGCAACCCAAACTCGGGTTGAGCGTCTTGATGCCGGCGAGCAGGTCAAGGGTAACCAGCAAGCCCTGGCCGCGTCCCTCGTACTGCATGGAAATACGAATGGAAAGACCATTGTAATTGACGACCGCTTGCTTGACACCGAAGCTCGAAGGAATCTGTGCCAACGGACGAGATACGAATGAAATTGCGTTCCGGTGGAAGCCGAAACCGTAATTACCCGCAGGGCCAAGTGCAAGTGGCGCATCATTGGCAATAGACGTATCGAGACTGCGTGAGGTCCACAGTTCGGTAGTCGTCGGCGTATTGAATGCCGCATAGGTCTCCAACAGGGCTACGGTCGCTCCTGCAGTAACCATCTGACCTGACTTTGGAGCGACACTGAACACGTCTGTGACCATTGCCCTCGACCAACCAGCGACATAACCAGCACCGAGGTTAATCTGTCCAGGAGTGTAAATGGTGAGAACTGCGGTGTGGAGTACCGCATTGTTCAGTCCAGGTGTGATGACAACCTCGGTAGGTGTGGCACCACCAGTGCTGGAAAGAATCATCTGAGGTGACATGTCACCTGCAAATGTGCACCACGAGCCAGCAACGATAGCGGCCGAGAGGCCATTAACGGTAATGGTGGCTGTGCCGGCCGCATAACCGGAGGCATTATTGACGGCACCAGTGACAACCGTACTGCCAGCGGCAATATTCGGCTGATGGTCGGCCTGGAAAATATTGAACCCGTACTTCCGTCCGAGGGAACCTTCACGGAGGGCAGACCCTTGGTCGCCAACCTTGTCGGCTTCGACGAAAGTATCGACATCGAGGAGATTCTTCTCCTGAGCCGATGTGATGAGAAGATTCCTGCCGACCTTGGGGACCAAGTTCGTATTCATCGTCTCACGGAGTTCGGTCAGACTGCCAGCAGTCAGGTCAGTCCCGAGCTTGCCAGCACAATTCGCGTAGAAACTGTAAATCTCACCAGTGATGACTTGCTCAACGCCGTCGACGATGGCATCCATTGCTGGCACGAGGTACATCTCAACGAGATCCTGGAATGAATATGCCATTTCGTCATCACTGATGATGAACGGAACGTTGATGTGCTGGTCCAAGCGGACAGGCACATTCGTGGCATCTGCGGCCTGCGGAACAATGTCATCACGATTGTGTTTCCGTGATGCAGTGAATCCAACGGGCTGGCGAGTATTGACGACATCGCCGAATTTTGCGACCGAATTCTCGAAGTCGCGGTGAACGAGATGCAACGCCACTGAGTTCTTCTCAAGAATCATCAGAGATTCCTGTGCCCAAACTTCAGGAAAGAAAGCATCCAAATCATTGTCCGCGTCGGCATAACGGGCAATCTCAACTGTCGGAATGAAAGCTACGAATTTCATGGGTGTAACGGACTCCTTTTTGCCGCTTGTTTCTCCCTTTCAGCACGGTATGCTGCAGGGTCTGTTCTTGCCAATTCAACGAGGCTAGGCAGTTCGCCTCCGCCTCCACCACCACCACCGGCACCACCAGACCCACCTTTCAGTGTGGTCTCAAAGAGGTTATAGTATTCAGGCATTTCTGCCATCTTGGTTACCGCTTCGACCGGTTTCAATTCAAGTTTAATAGTTTTCTTGTCTGCATCGAGAACTGCCATAGTGACAGTCGGAGCCAAAACTCCAGTGGGTTTGCCATTGTCGTCGAGTTCTTCGACAAGGTGGGTGTTGGGCTTCAATATGGCAACAATCTGTTGATTGTTGACTGCTTTCTTAGAAGCCGCTGCAGTAATAAGACTATTGTCAATCAGCATCTTGGTGTGCTTTGATTTCCAATCATCGCGGTCAGTTTTCATAGCATCCATTTCCGTTTGATGCTTCTTGGCTGATTTCTTAACTTCAAGTGTTTTCAATTCCTCAGCAGACATAACCTGCTTTTGGAGTACCTCAACACGGGCAGCGAGTTCCTCCGTTTCCTTGGTAGAGAGACCGGAACGTTGCTTGAGTGCTTCGATTTCAGCAAGTGCATCGGTCTGCACTTTCTTTGTCTTGTCCTCCCAAGTACGACGTTCTTTTGCAAGGATAGTATTCAAATCATCTTGTGAGAATGACTTGTCACCACCACCGCCTTTATCTGCCTCTGCCTTTGCCTTCGCCGCCGCCGCCGCCGCCGCCGCCGCCGCCGCCGCCGCGTCATCATCGCCCTCATAAAGGGCAAGACTGACTGTCGGCATCAGTAGCTCTGCATACTTTCTTGCGATTGATTCATTAGGAAAGATTCTTAGCGTGTACTGATTCATCATGAGACCCTTTTTAGTCGCACAGTGCTAGGATTTCTTAGGTATGGCCTAAGGAAGGTCCATGCGGACCTGCAGGGAATACTGGACCCTACATCTTCACGTTGCACTGTGCTTCGGTCAAAAGTAGACCGGATTGAGGCTACACCGTAGCCAGTTAGGTAAGCATTTCTAATTTCATTATCGACATCAACGCCACTAAGAAAAGCCAGTGCCAGTTCGGCACATGCCCATTGAATAGTGTCAGGAACATCAGTATCGCCGCCACGTGGGAAGTCTAAATCTTGAGTAGATACAGATCTCTCACCTACGAAATTCAATTGTGAAATTAAATTTGAAGCCATAGTCAGAGATGCAGTTTTTTCATCTGCAGAAGCATCATCCCAATCGTCAGTATCAAGACGAGTTGTGAAGTAAGTCTCTGCATTAACTACTGAGATATAGGGTGCCATCAGTCTGCGTCTCCACGCTGTCTAGTTGCTATTGAATCTTTGTCATCAATTTGCTTCCCATTCACTTTCTCACCAGAAGCATCCAATTTAGGTGAACCACCCTCATCAGTAATACCCCTAGCAGATTCATTTCCTTCTGCCTGAGAATCTTTAATCCTGGCCAGTCTTTCTGCATGATCTGCCTTGGCCTTATCTGCTTCACCATCGGGATAGCCACGTAGTTTACTACCCAAAGTATTCCCAAGCAATCCATTCTCGATATCTTGTGAAAGGACATCAGGGTCAGTGACAACTGTTGCCATTTCATCAATGATTTTATAATAATTATCAAGTTCATCCTGTGTCTTGATGTGACCGAGCAAGATTTTAACTGCTTGCTTGACTAAGTCTTTTTGAGCTTCTTTACACGCAAGCCTTGGAACTTCGTCCAAAATCAATTTGGCTTCTTCAAGTCTTTCCTTACTTGATTTCACGTTATATGTTGCTGGGTATTGTACAATATAATCCCCTGCTGTAACATCATATAGTCCCCAAAAGTAAACAAGTCTGCGTTCACCTGCTTCAAGGATAGAGGCAATATAAGCTAGTCCAGCTTCCAAGCCCCTATCGTTATATTCCTTACTATCGGCAGATGCACGCTGTGGGTCCATATTGTATATGGCAAGATTGACAAGTTTTCTGATTTCATTTTCAATCTTACTCTGCTTGTCCATACTGATTTTAAGGGGTTCGGGAGAAGGATGGATAAACTTAGGTCTTTCCATATCCTTAGTGTATCTTCTTCCGTGCCTTGCGCCTACTGGTGCTTCTTTCAGTTTCGCAAGTTTTTCCTCTGCCTTACTACCAGCATCTGACCCATTACTTGCACCAGTTGATTCAGCTTCAAGATCGTACTCAGTTGATTTCAGGTACGCCAATTCAGCAATTGGATCAAATTGCTCAGTATAGAACGTAAAATTGTTACCGATAGCCGCCGCCATATCGGATGAAGCAAGATTCAATAATGCTATTTGATGATCGGCAACATCAGTGAGTAAACTGCATGGAATTTCAAGAACAACAAACGGAATTGTTGTTATTGGTAATACTGTATTTTTGTGTAATTCATCCACAAAGGGTTGGTTGTCAGCATCGAAGTATTGTATTGTTACTCCAGCTTCTTCTTTACGGACATACTTATATACTGTTTGCGTGCCAATAACTAGACCCGAAACTGGATCTATTTCATCGACATCCTCAGTCAATAGTAAGAATAAATATTCCTTAGTTTTTGGATTTACTTTCCATGATTTTATACTTTCGGCAGTATAGTGGTAGATGTATGGGTGCATCCCAACTGTATCGGCCTTAGTTGACCCATCAGCTATCTCATAATTGTCCACCCAAATGCCGACTTTACTGATAGATAATAGTTCAGGTAGGATAACCCCACCAATAAAAGCATTGAGAGAACGACTCTCAAGATCAACACCACCCTGCTGACCACCCATACAATTCTTTAATGATTCGGGCATACCCTCGCGTGTTATGTCTGCCATTCTGAGGAAAATAGAGTTTTTGACATCGACTATTGCGGCTTTTGCATAAGCAGGATTATATGTGACAGACTTTCTTCCATTAAAATCTTCTATTTCCTCTTTGTCCGTGAAGTGATGCAGATATTTCCCTATAAATCGTTTGCCACCCTCATAGACATAACGAAACTTAGTCCAATCAGAAATAGACTGAACATACTTGGGGTGTCTGATTTCGCTATAATCAGTTTTAATTTCGTCAGCCATCATTGTCCCCTAACGAAGTCTTGGTTTCTAGATAATTTCACAGCGTGGACTAATGCAATCTCATTGTACACACGGCAATGCGCCAAATGATCCGGTTCATTTTCTTTCTTCACGTAACTACCAAGCATATTACCGGTAATCGGGTCGCGCTTATATGATTTTATTAAGGCTGTCATATGCCTAGGATACTCTATCCCTAAGTCTTTAGGTAGTTTGATATCTCTTCTTCCAGGTTTGAAACGACCTAGTGCAATATCTAGCCAATATGTTCTATCAACTGTAACCGCAAACTCTTCATCTTCATGTTCTTTTATCTGTTTACCATATCCTGACCGTTCATGAACATAGAATACTCTCTTTGCACGACCGCGTTGTCTTTGGCAAAGCTTATATGATTCTCTCTTCTCAGGGATAGCATCTACAACTAAATATATTGCATAATACTTTTGCATAAAATCATCAACGTCTTCAAAGTGATCAACAGTTCCAGTCCAAATTACTCTTGGAAAGAACATTTCACTTAAATCAGCATCCGGTCTTGCTTTCGTATTGCGATACCATTCAACTATTTCCACATGTAATACATTGCCCACATCAACACCTATTGTGGTCAGTCTACCTGTATTGCCTCGTTCTAACGTAGTGTAGTTACCTTTACATGCTTCTATATCAGCATGAGTAACTTTTGAACCCTTAGGAGTATATGTCGTACCTCGTTTATTGTTATGATATTCTTGAAGCAAATCTTCTGAGTGTTGTGCTTTCAGAAATGCAATAGCAAGGCGTCCTGGGTGACAAGCATCCATAGTCGAATATAGTTGGTTAATAGTAAAGCCCGAGTTAATTGATTCTCTAGTAGGTACCCATTTATACCCTAATTTATAGTACTCAGCCTTTTCCTCATGCTTAAGGATTCCGTGACATGATGGGCGAGGACAAATAATATACGAGCCCATAATCTTAAGGTCATCAGCCGAGTCCGCTGTAATGATAAGGCAATTGTTTTCATCCTCAGTATGGTCAAGTTCTATGAACTTATTACAATGTGGACATCTAAAGAAGAAATGCTCTTGTGTAGAACTCTTAAAGTAGAAATTGATTCCAATGCCTTCGATAGATGGTGTTGATAGTAAGAACGCTTGAGTAACATCTTGACCTGACATACGTTCTAGAGCTAACTCAATATTGACGTATACCATTTCCTCAACTTCATCAAAAATCATTATAGGTGCAGGGTCAGACTTCAACTGTGTTCTTGACCTTGACCCACGTAAGAACAGATTAGCACTACCAGCCCTCTTATGCCCAACGTTCTTGACATCAGTAAAGAGCTTATTCAAATGTGGACTCATTTCTAATGCAGGGTCGAAACGAGATGTAGAAAAATCAGACGCTCCAGGATTCTTACTAGGCAATACATACAGTACAGAATACCCATTGATGTCCATATGAAAGAATGCTTTGTTAAGAGCAGACTCAGTAAATGACATCTGAGCGGCTTTCTGACCTACCTCAATAGGTGTATCACAGTCAGTTACACGAATAGACCACGGGTGTCTGTCATATCGGCATGGTCCAGGAATCGGAGGCCCCATGATTCGATAATTCATAGCCCATTGTGTCGGTAAAGTTACAGCTTTACGCGACAGGCCAGCGGCTACTCTTTCTTTAAATTGTTGTCTAAGTGTCGGCATGTAATATCTTAATTGATGGGCGAAATAATGGACTCCATGTAATATTCTCAGGGCTGAGAGCAAATCCCTTTACGTTATTAAATAATACTATGCCACCAGCCTTAAGGGCATTGAAAACGAACTCAGAGCATATTTGCTTATGATACGAAGAATCTTTCTTTGTCTTAGTTACGAAACCAAGAATATTACCCCAATCATATTTGTCACTTGCGTGTTTGATACAGTATTGTCTTATATACCCAATAGTTTTCTTGTCTGTAAATAATGAGAAACGATGTACAACTGTACCTGGATTATGTTTAAAGTCAAATGAATCAATAGATCTAATTCCACCGTTGAATAGTGGTTTGTGCCATGACTCCCAAATCTCAGAGTCACTGAGTTGCAAGGCTACATGACTGTACTTGCTCCTAGTGAATAGGCGTATTAGCCTACTCGGGAGGGAAGTCCCGAGATAGGCTAACACACTAATTTGAAGTAATTCTTCGTTCATTCAACAATGGGTTCCGGTTCAGGCTCAGGTTCCGGTTCAGGCTCAGGTTCCGGTTCCGGTTCAGGCTCGGGTGTAATGGTGCCACCAGTCGCCGTACTATCCTCACCTGGAGTCACCGTAGCATTTGTAATTGGCTTGGCAATACCTCCTGGAGCAATGGCTACAGCAGGTGCAATCACAGGTGCGATGGTATCGTCATCAGTAACCGTACCTTTTGCCCCACCACTCTTAGCCTTTGATTCTCGTTGAGCCAGGTCACTTTCAGTACCCAGATTAGACTTAGCAATGTCGGCTATTCGCGTAGATGCGAGTGCCGCATCCAGTTCGCGAACCGATACTGTGCTGTTGCCGGCTTTAATCATGTCAGCAGTCAATCGAATCTTTGTAAGTCCGTCGGCACCATCAGCCGCACCTGGAGTTTCAAGGAGTGGGTCGGTTTCACCTTCGGTAAGACTTATCATACCACCAGCTGATTTTCCTAGACCACTGTCATCGTGAACCATGCCGTCCGTAGACCCCTGCATAGAGATGCTATCAGCATTTGGAGCATAGAAAGTCGGATAGCCGCCGATCAGTACGATGCCCTTTTCCTCGATGACCTTTGCCATCGCTTGCTCGAAGGACAGGGGAGTCCTGCACCCCGACAATAGCATCATCGCGATCATCACCACGACGAGTAGTGCTGTTGCACCTAATGATTTTAGAAATGTGTTCATGACATACTCCTTGTTTTGATTTAGGAAGTCGAACTGTTCGACAACCTTACTTCTTGCGGCGTGGAATGAGCTTCACACCCCAATTCACACAGCCTGTTTTGTCTTGGTTCGCGGCCCGAGCGGCGGCCTTCTTTGCAGAACGACGAGAGAGATGTCGTTTCCACCAGTTCATTCTCATTGTCTGACTCCTTATTAGTTGTACCGAAAATCCTCTTGATATGCCGCGCATATCTCGAAAAGCCACTTGCAGGTTTCTTTTCCGAGAATTTCACGATAATCCGGATTGACCCAAGTGATCTTCTTCCGAACTTTGTGCAGGTCTTTGAACCCATACACAGTATCATCTTCCTGCGTGGCCTGTTCAACATTATCGAAATCATGCATGAACAGAGGGAGATCGAGGTACTCATAGGCCCGCCGCATTTCTTTGGCGGGGTCTTTGCACAGATCCTCATACCGGATGAACAGGCACTTGTCGGAAATCCCTTCCAGCTTCATTTGCTGGAGACGCTCCAATGCCAAGCCTACTGGAGGGCCGTTCAACCAAGCTTGAAGACGTTTCGGCGTAGTCGTTCCGGTCATCTTCATGTGATTAACAATGCTCTGTGATCTTTCCGGATTTGCCCGAAATTGCTTTTCCATGGACGACATTATAGCACGGACATCCCGTACCATGCAGATGATTTTGGGATCACCAAGGAAACTGTCATACCAAGCATGATGAATACCAATCCCGCGACTCTTGATGCAGATATGCTCTGCATCTCTCTTGACTGTATCAGCATATGCTGTCAGTCCTTCGCGACAAAAGGCAAGCCATGCGCGTTTCATTAGCTCGGCATCTTGTGCCTTGAACTCAGCACAATTAGTGTAATTGACGCGAGCGGCTATAAGTAGTTCCAAGGAACCGTCTGTAGGTGTCGCGGCAATCTGCGGGTTCTGTGCCAGTATGTTCTGAATCAGTGTAGAACCCGCCCGTGGCATAGATGAGTTAAAGAAAATCATGTTACGTCCTCAAGTATATCGGAAGGAACGGGCAGACCCGCGATTCCTTGTGAACGAACGAAACCATTGCATCTTGCCTTGACTCCACGAATGCCGATCAGACGCACGCAGTTCGTGAAACGGTTAATGTAATCACCACCTGCGTTCTCCTTGTCAAATCTCTCATCAAGGAAGTCCTTGAAGTTCTGCTGAACGGTGGCGTTATCCGGTACTGTGACTGATCCAAGTTCTACGACTATAGCGGGCATGATTTAACTCCTTAATGCGATTTTGTTGAGTAGTGAGAACATAAGACGCATCAGCTTAAGTCTCAATAGTCTATGCGAAAGTTAGTTCACTAAGATTGATCGTAGCTACAGAACGTGTCGTCGGAGTACCTGCGCCAGTTGTTCTCACTTGGACATTTATACAGTCATTTGCATCATCCGCGACAATCTGACATTCCATGTCACCAGCGGAATCATAAATCTCTGTGACAGTCTGTGCCTGTACTGCGGTTGTCCCGCCATCATTAGATGCAACAAACTCAATTCTCCAACCTGCCTTGGCGGCAAGACCAGCCGTGGCTTGTGTCACAATAATTACGCCAGTAACAATTTGATCTGAAGCTAGCGTAAGTCTGTCTACAGCAACAGATGCAGGATCACCGCCACTAAGGCCAAGGCCATACCACGTATTCTGAACCATCGTTGCAACAGACCTACGAGTAATGTAAGTACCGTTCTGAGCATCACCCTGAGCCGCAAACTTACCAGATGCATGGATTCGAGCACCCCACTTATCATTCTTAACTGCGTAACCAGAGAGAACTGAGTAGTGGCCAGTGTTTCCGAGGTTGTCCCTACCGGAAATATTACAATAATCACCGGAGTTCGTGTTGTTTCCTTGACCGGAAATGTTGCAAAAATGCCCTGAGTTGGTATGATTGTAAGTACCGGAGATAGAACAAGAGTAGCCAGAATTCCCATAGTTAAAAGAACCAGAAAGTGTGCAGTAATTACCTTCGTTAGCTGCATTTGTCCGACCAGAAATCGAACAATGAGTACCAACATTACCTGCATGGCCTTGACCAGAGAGAACTGAGTAGTGGCCAGTGTTTCCGAGGTTGTCCCTACCGGAAATATTACAATAATCACCGGAGTTCGTGTTGTTTCTTTGACCGGAAATGTTGCAAAAATGCCCTGAGTTGGTATGATTGTAAGTACCGGAGATAGAACAGTGGTCACCTAGATTCCCATAGTTAAAAGAACCAGAAAGTGTGCAATAATCCCCTTCGTTAGCTACGATAATCCAACCAGAAATCGAACAGAAAGAGCCAGAATTGTCGGTGTTGGCGGAACCTGAAATAAGGGTATGAGTACCAGAGTTGGAAGTGTTATTAACTCCTGAGATATTGCTATAATTACCAGTATTTCCATAGTTACCTGCACCGGAAATTATGCAATGAGTACCTGAGTTCGTATGGTTACCTGCACCGGATATATTACAATGAGTACCTGAGTTCGTATTGTGGCCTACACCAGCAATAATGGTGTGAGTTCCGGTATTTGTATGGTGCCCTGCACCAAAGATAGCGCAATGATGCCCAGAGTTGGAATAATGGCCCTCACCGCCAATGACGCAGTAGTACCCTGAATTGGAATAATTAGAATCACCGCCAATAATGCACTTGTGCCCACTATTGCCATAGTTATTATTACCAGTAAGTAGACAATAATTACCTGTGTTAGTATGATTATTAATACCAGCCGCATAAAATGTATGAGTACCGGCACCACCATTATTTTCTCCAGCAACTGCGCCAGAATTAACGCCAGCCGCTATATAAGCGGCATCGCTTCTTTCTGTACAAAGGTCTACTGCGTTCTCACCACGAGCATTACCAGCCGTCGCGCCTTCAAGAACGGCTTCAATGTCATAAGTTCCATCTGTCCCTTGAACAGTTCCACCAGGATTTCCTTGGATACCTTGGACACCCTTGGCTCCCTGTGCGGCTATGACGACCAAAGATGCATTATTGACTCCAGGAGTAGCCGCTCCGGAAACTCTCCGGAATCTTAACTTGACCGTGTAAGTACCAGCCGCCAGTGCGACAGTGGTACGGTGAACAAGACAACCAATCCCAGCATCAGAAACCCCGGACAAGTATTTTTGTGTCTCGGCATGATCAGTCCCGTCGATATTTATTGCTATAGCGATAGTTGATGGTACAGCACCTGCTTGAGTAGCTACCCCAAAAGAGCACGTAGCAATAATATTCACAGCTTCATCAAGTGTGATGGTTGTGGAGACTCCAGCGACATCCTCAAGTGTCGCAGACGTTGTCCCGACAGGGGTCGCCATTTCCACAATAGCACTAGGCAATTCACCAGCTACAGCATCAGCACCAGCTAAGCCAGCAGGTCCAACAGTTACAGGACTGTATTTCATCAATAAATCTCTCTTTTAGGGGACGAAGTTAACATGTGGCGGTTCTTGTTCCAGGCAGTAGTTAATGATTTCGTTCTTCCCTTGATACATGCACGGGAACTGACAGTGCATACGTGGAGTATGATTCTTAAAGAAGTCTACCTTCCTAGGTGACTCCCATGCTTTAACGAAGTCGTAGTCATATTTTTGCAGATCGACTATCCGACCCATTGCATTATAGGCTAAAGTACAGCACGTGTATAAGCAACTATCAGCACCAACATATGTTTGTAAATCTTTAGTGTGACAGGTATCATAGTCCTGACAACCATGAAACATATCACTTAGCCTATCGTTCATAAGATTAAAGACAGTGAAGCAATCGTCACTCAGCTTCTCTGCTTGTCTAGCATCCGCAATAGCGGATGCTAACCAACCGTCAAAGTAATCCATGCCTTGAGGCGTAAATGCCGCAGAGATTCTAAAGTTATCGACACCAAGACCCTTAGCCAGTTGTGCCGCTTTCAGTATCTCACGATGATTCTCATAGCAAACGACGAAGCCTATGCCAAGAGTTGGTCCGTTTGCGGACCGACTTTCAATTAGTTTCCTAATATTTTGTATTACCTTCTCGAAGTCATCAGCCGACCGAATCATTTTATAAGTGTCACGTGTCCCTGCATCCAAACTGATTCTGACCCAGGTGGCTTTATTCGCAAGTGTATATATGAGGCTGTCAGTTAATAGTGCACCATTAGATACAAGAGCCAGGTCACGCTTACTAAAGATAATTTCATCAATGATTTCTTTAATATTCGGATGTGCAAGGGGTTCACCACCACCAGTAAGTTGAATAGCTTTTACGCCTTTAGGCAATGAACTAATAAGATTCACTATACCTTCAATAGTAATTGAGTGCTTGCAATTAAACTCTGAGTTAGATAGGTACCCATTCATCCTGTAAGCACAGAATAGACATCTGTGATTACAGGCATTGGTAGGCACCAAGTGCAGGTGTACTGGCGGGATGGGTAAATTGAGTTTCAATTTACCCATCACACCTGGGTGGTGCAATACTTTTAATGGGCTATACTCAGGTCTCATGTGTTATCGTGCTTCACCATTGATCGTCACGTGCATTGTGGAATTGTCGCCAGTTTCACGGATGGCTTTAAAACCCCTGACTTCTTCGTAATTCTCAAGGGAAATGACACTGTCGACTTTGGCCAGGTGTCCTGTCGTGGCGGCAACAGGGTCAGTACCATCAACAGTATAGCGTGCCTCGAATCCTTCTACCGTAATGATGGCACCATGAACTTCATTCAACTGCTCATAGGTGACCGGAGTGATTCTCTTCACAGCGTTAGATACTGTGAGCTTTTCATAAGTGTTTGCAGGTGTTGACATTATCTTTCCTTTAGTCAGATGATTCGGAATCAGAATCGGAATCGGAATCACGTCCTATGATTGTACCCAACACACGACCAGCAACGGTCTCAACTATTTTCGACGCTAGATCATCGTCGTCGATCATATCACCGATGGTCGTATTTACAGTCTCAACAATCTCCATCGCAATCTGCATGAGTTCAGATTTACTCATGAGATCGCCCATAGATGCTTCAATCTTATGGCAACCAGTGACAGTTTTTTGAATCTGATCGACAAGCTGACCAATGGCAGGTGTCATGCTGATTAACTCAGCAGTATTATCAATATGATTGAGTCTTTCTTCAAGAACCATACGGAGGATACCGACTTCCTCACGTAGGTTAGTAAGATCATTGGAGGTTGAGTGACGTGCGACGCGACCGCGCCATTTTGTCAGACGATAATTGCGTAAGTGCCGTCTGTTGTGTGCTTCCTGTTCTTTATTACCGCCATGACAGATACAGTGTTTACCATATATTGTTTGTTCATAAAGTTCTTCATCACTTGGGTCTTGAATAATACCTAGCTCTTCTAAATCTTTTATGTTTAATACATTAAGAGGCATACCATCAATCTTCATTGAATCAAGTGTTTCTTGATCAATGAGATTTTGGGCAAGTTCAACAGCAAGATTCCGGCACTGACCTGTTTTTTCGTTGTGATCCTCACAACGGAACGGGTTATCGGCCTTGCACTTAGTTACTGGTGAATCATGTGTTGCCATCGTGATTTGGAATCCTCGGCAAATACTTAAATCATTAAGTGTATGTCATACCATCTTACTGTATATTATGCCGATAATTGCAATAGTTGCAACATGTTAGTTCAAAAAATTTGCCGAGGTTTTCAAATCAAATTAGAATCAGCCGGCTGTTTAAGACAGCCGCCTAAAGTCAATTTAACCCCTACACCCCTACTGCATACGGTAGATGCTTTATGATTCTTTGCATCATGATACTTAGGTACTTAGATGTACCGCTTTGCATCATGCTACTTTGCATCATGCTACTTTCAGCACACCTAGATGTGCTACTTCAGCACACCTAGATGTGCTACTTTCAGCACACCTAGATGTGCTACTTTCAGCACACCTAGATGTGCTACTTTCAGCACACCTAGATGTGCTACTTTCAGCACACCTAGATAGGTACATAAGAGTCTAAGTGTTTTCAAAAATATGGCGGGGTTCATAGTCTAGGTAGCGTAAGGTACATAAATCATTGATGGGCAGTCACTTACAGCATTTGACCCCTCCCCATAGCCTATCGAATAATAGCTA